CAAGATGCACAACATCCTTTACAATGCCTACAATCTTGTTTTTGCCGTTGTTTTCATCAATCTCAATCTTGTTACCGACCATAACATTGTTCATGTTGTTTTTGGTGGTAATAGTTTTACCGCTTGTTATTCCTCTAAATTCTGTCATAGTCTAATATTTTACGAGTTTATACTTTCCAAAGTTATCTTCAAAGAACTTAAAAGCCTTGTCAATAACTTCTTCTACTGTATTACCACTACAACGAAATGGATAGACGGCTTCTTCATAGTCTGTGAAAAGTTCTCCATCGTATATATATTCCAAGAACCAAGTCCCATCGCTTACACTTATCCTTAAAGCGTAATTTCCAGTCAGTCTCCCACTTGCTTTAATAACCTCGCAAGGGAGTTGCTTTAATTTTTCAAAGTAGTCCATAATCACAAAAGTTTTTGTTCGTGCAAAAGTTCAATCATAGCCACACAAGCATCAACAAGGTCGTAATAACAGTCAGTTTCAATGTCATCTACTGCCCCCCACCTGTCATGATAGTTAATATAATACAGTCCTTCTTCTTTATATATTGTTAAAGAATATTCATTGCCTTCATCATCTACCATTATGTCATCTAATATGTCCAACAAAGCAGAAAGACTCCAAGCAGGAATATCACCTTCCTCATCTTGTGCCTTATATCCACCTATTCTGAGGTCGCTGCCACACCAGTAGTACATATCAGATGTTTTTCTATCCAGTCCTAACTCTATGAGTTTCTTGGATTGTTCTATTGAGGTGCAAATCTTAGGCATAATTCTAAGGTTTAATAGTTATCTGTATATCAGCCTTTTGTTCTGGTAAAAATCCAAAACTTATAACATGATACTCTTTATAGTACTTGGCTATATCATCATCAGTTGTATAATCGCTAAACCAAAAGGAATAATATTGATAATCATCCTTATCGGGTTCATCAATTTCAAGTTCTATTCTTGCTTCCTCATCGTGGATGAGTTTTAAAAATTCTTGTAGTGTCATATCTTTACTCTCCTTTCATGTAGGTTTTTAAATCTTCAATAGTTTTATCATTGACAATACCTGCAATATAACCCGTGCCGTCATATGTGTCTTGACGATAAGATTTTAAGAACTGACAAGCCTTCTCAATAAAGGCATCATTAGAGTCCACCTCTTTCACTTCAAGGGTGTTGATTTTATGCAAGGCATCTTTATAGCCAATCAATCTCCCTTCTTTTAATCCTTCTTCATAAGAGTTATGAGTTGGACATTTCTTGTATATATTCTCCCAATTCTCTATCTCCGCTACTAAAGCGGATTTATCTATTAACTGTGTCATAACTATATTTGATTATCATTATATTCACTTATGCCACCATATTCATTAGAGTTATATACCCTTATTTCGCCAGAGTTACCATCCTTAACTACAATAGACGCTGAGAGCAACTTGCTATTTTCATCCATTTCCTTGTAGCAGATGTCTGCTAAAGTATTAAGTGTCATTTCCATACCTTTATCCTTTCATATAGTTTTTGAAGTCCTCAATAAACATACATCACACTTCATTCCTCCATTGCTTTTTTGAAACTTGCTATAAGTTCAGGATTGATTGCTGCCATTGAACCATTGTATAAGTATTCCTTTTCAAGCCATTGTGTAGCCTTCTCTATAAAGGCATCTGTGCGGGTGTACTCAACATCGGTACTATCATTGTTCTCTGCCAATACATTACCTATTTCTTTGAGGTCAATCAATGGCATATAAATCTTCTCTGGTGCTTTCATAATTTTATTCTCCTTTCTGTACTTTAAAAATCACATATACCACAAACATAATGGTCTATCTCACTAATACTCTTACCTTCGCTTATCATAACATGGACTTTCCAAGCCATATCACGCATTGCCTCGTCTTTAGTCTCGTCTATAATATCCTCCAAGTCCACCTCTTTCATTTCAATACTATTTTCTAAGTGCCTTTTAGCAGCTGCTATAGCAACCCAATCACATTCTGTCATATTTGGAAAGTTTATAGCCCTGTCTTCTATACTTTGAAGTACTTGTATTGTTTCTTGTTTTGTCATACCTTACTTTCCTTTCCTTCTTTAAACCGTTTTAATACTTCTTGATAATAACCAATAGTCTCTGACTTGATATCAACCTTGCAGAGTTCTATTTCAGTGTCAACTTCCGCAAAGATGATGTATATTTCTCTTATGTCTTCCCAAGTAAGACCCTCTTTCACTTCAAGGGTGTCAAGGAAATTCATCAGTTCCTTACAAATAGACAATCTACCACAAACAAAATCTGATGGATGTATCTTTGCTTCATCTTTTAATTTCTCTATCTCCGCTATTAAAGCATCTTTGTTAATGTACTGTGCCATAATTTATTCCTCCATTGCTTTACGAAAATTCTTAATAAATTGTTCGGTATCATTGGCATTTATCTGTCCATAGTAGTTGGCAAATAACTGTCCCCAATAGTTGATGAGATTTTCTTCAAGCCATTCACAAGCCTTGTCTACCATTATCTTCTTTCCTTCATCCCCGCCTCTAAGGTACGTTACGGTGAGCATATCAGAGGTGTCTTTCTCGTCTTGCTGTTCTTGCCAGTTGGCACCAAGTTCAAAACCATCTTCAAAACAATTTCGGTATAGCCTTCCATTGGAATCTCTATACTCATAGTTGAACCACGCTTGTTCCTTGGCTTCCTCCAAGTCCTTGTTTACAGGCTCTTCTGGCAGTGAGTCGATGAAGGCTAACAACATTTGTAACCTTGTATATACCATAGGAGAACTGGAAATTTCTTCATCACCGTCTTTGCAGGCAGTTTGGAAGAACTTCATTTCTTCCTCCATCATCCTTTCAATCTCGGCTTTTATTTTTTCTTTGTCGGTCATACTCTAAAAAGGCAAATCGTCCGATGCTTGTGGGATTGGTGGCTCTGCGAACAGCGTGGGCTGTGGAGGGATGAGAGAGGGTGCTGGCTGCGGTTGTAATGCAGGGGCTGGCGCTTTGATGGGCATGACGTTAAAGGCGGTGATGGAGTTGTACCAACGGCCATTGTACTCATGTGCGTCAATGTCGAACTGAACTACGCAGTCGTAGCCTTCGTGGAGTGCGTAACGCTTGATGTTCTCCTCGCCAAAGACGGTGAAGAGCATCTTCTTCTGAAACTTTCCCTGTGTCTCAAGCACGTAGTCTTGCGACATCCATTTCTTTCCTGTGGTTTTTGAATCCCCTGTGCGAGGCTCCATTAAATGAATAATTCGTCCTGTAATTTCCATAATTATAATTCTTGAAATTTTAGTTCTAATTCTTTTGCTTTGTCGTTGTAGTATTTCTCCAAGATGTCGAGCAGTTCTTGGAAAACTTCTTCGGGTATTCGCCCAAAAAGATGGGTATCATCAATGCTAATATTGTACACTTCTTTATGCTCTTTTCTTAATCTATTGACAAATCCGATTGCATAATTGAGTCCATCAAGTTCATTGATTATTTTGTCTGCTTCATGAAATTTATCAAGTTCCATAACATTTTGTCTTTTCGATTTCTCTTTCACATAAACGTATTCCGATGTCATCGGATGGGAGGGGCACTTCAATTCCGTTGCATGAGGCGTAGGCAATGAAGTTGTTGATAGCGTTTGACATCTCTACGGTGTCGAGGTCGGCTGTGGAGCGAAGATATTGGGCTGGGTTGCCGTTCTTATCCTCTGTTTCGATGAGGAAGATGTCGCGGCAAGCGTATTGCTTAAAATACAATTCTTTAGCTTCAGCCAACGTGCATCCATAACAATGCGCAAAGTAACTCAAAGCCAAGTGTAAATACCTGTTCTGCGGATTTGACCTCTTGTAATAGTATTTCTTTAGTTCTATTTCGAAGCCTTTCTCCCTTGCTTTGTTGATGAAGTCGAGGGCTTCAAGGTAGTCTGTGGGGTCGGATGGTTTGTAACGTGCCATAGTTATTCTCCTTTATGTCTTTTACTTTCTTCAAACATGGCCTCCCATATCTCGTCCTGTGTGACTTGGTTTTCCCTTGCGAGATGGGCCACACAACGGGCGATGGAGGATTGAATGAGTTTATCCATTGTCGTTTTTCTTTTCTTCTATTGTGAATACCAGTTCGAAGTCGTCACTATGCAGCTTCAACTTCTCAAATCGCATGAAGATTGTTTGGTATACAAGGCTGGCGATAATGGTTTCATCCATCATTCTGGGGCCTTGTACGCCGAAATCCCAATTCACATGGCCGTTACTCGCGAGTGTCTTCCCATCCTTGTGAGAAAATTTTAATGTTACTTTTTCCATAATTTATTCCTCCTTATAATCCGCATCAAATAATTCAAATATTTTTTCTTTCAACCGAAAAAGAATGTAGTCGGCATCGCCAAGGGCTTTGTATCTATATTCAAGAGCATTAAACTCCATCTCATAGTTGTGCTGCCGCATATAGGCTTGCTCTTGGGCAACTTTAATACGCATTTCATTAAGCTCTCTTTCAGCATTTTCACATAATTCGTGAACCTTGCTACCAATCTCTTGCTTTGTCATAGTTCTTCCTCGTAATTTCTACACGCTATATCAGTTACTTTAATCGTTTTAAGTCCGCTGTTGCTCCGCTTCGATGGTTGTAGCTCACAGCATTGTACGACTTTCGTGGAATACTCGTTGAGAGCGTACCTCTTGCGGTGCGTGCAGGTGCGACAGCGTTTGAGTTTCTTCTCGTCATAGTCCGCAGCGGCTTTGAATAGTTCGTCAAGTGTAAGTAGGTGGCTCATATCGTTTACGTTTCTATTTGGTTCGTTTTTTCTTCTGAACGGGCTGTTTATCCCATTTTAGCGTGTAGTGTCGGATAGCTCTAATGGTTGCCATTTCGTTTATTAGCATTTCGTATAGCTCCCTGTTCGTGGTCTGCAATTCTTTATCAATACTTTCTTGAAGCTCTTTTTCCTCGCGCTTTAATAAGTATAGAATGTAGAAGTACATCCATGCTGCGCCAGAAGAGAAAGCGTAACGGGTTTCAAATTCTCTGCTAAAATCAAAACCTTTAACGAATTTAAGGAAGCGGTTTTCAGCCCTCAATAATGCTGCCTGTTTCATTGTTGTTAGTATTACGTTCAACAAACTTCTTTCTTAACTCGTCTATCCTTGTCACTATATCTCCGTTAATCATGGATGCAGGCAATACTGGATAGCCGTTATAGGTGAGCCAGAGTTCTTTGTTAAGCTCTTTGATTTGGTATGTGTCGCACGATTGCAGTTGTAGGCGTTGCCGTCTGCGCTCGTTCATGCGGTTGTTGTAGTGTTCGATGATGTTCATATTGTTTCTTTGTTTAGGTTTACAATAGTTCCTTTCGTTGCCCAAAAAGTAGGAACTGCAAAAGCAGATGCTACGGTGCGGCAGAAGAGGTCGGGGTCGGAGTTTCGTTCTGACAGATGGCAGAGCGTGATGGTCTTGGCGTTCTCTGCCTTGCAGTCCTGTAGGTATTTAATGCAATACTCAAGGCTCATGTGTGAGAGCATGATTCTGTCTGCCTGTGCCTTATCTACCTTGCCGTTCCAAACATTCTGCTTTAAGAGTTCGTCAGAGTAGTTCGCCTCGATTAAGAAGTGGTCGATGCCTCGGATGGTCTTGCCAATCTTGTAGCTATCGGTACTAAAGAGGAGAGTGCCCATATCCTTATGCCGGATGAGGTAGCCATATATCTCAACATCGTGGTTGTTGTGGAAGGGAACTACGGAGAACGAGCCTATACGTGCAGTCTTTTCGGGTTGTAAAACCTTATAACCTTCGTAGGCGAATTGCTTGTTGTCTGCAAGGTCTTGGCATCCGTAGACCTTCACACCGAAACGGGAATATTCTGTGGCGTACTTGGCGTGATCGGCGTGCCTATGGCTCGTCAAGCATCCTACGACCTTGTTCAGACGGAAGTCGATGGCCCGTTTCACATCAGGCATCTTGATACCAGCCTCAAGAAGTAATATCTCGGAGCCAGTATCAAGTGCATAAGCGTTCCCAGCGGAGTTGCTGTTGATTACTATGAGTTTCATTAGAAGTTGGGTTTATCTTCTTCCTGTGTCTCTTCGGGAGTTTCTTCTGCTACCTCCTCTGCTTCGGCAAAGGCTTGGTCTGAGGTGATGACGGTGCGAGGCTCCATGTTCTCCTGGTCGCGTTGTTCTTCTGCGGACTGATAATCTTCGTCCTGAGCAATAGCCTGTTGAATTTCAATAGACATCGGGCCTCTCTTTAAGAGTTGGCGAAGAACGGTTTTCTTGGCCATATTATTAAAATCGCCAAACCAACCTATTGCGCCAGCTTTAGGGCCGTTCTCGGCTTGCTCCTGTGCCATCTTATACAAATCTTCCTCAGTAAGCTTGCTGAATTTCAGAGTGGGTGCATACATCTTTGCATAATGACACATCTGTTTAACGTCCATATAGATAATCTGCTTGCGACCAGATGTCAACTTGAAGTAGGCAAAATAACCCACGACCTCGTTAGATTCCTTCTGCCCGCTTAGGTCGATAAGACCAGAGAGTTTGTCTTTACTAAGAAGTTCCCCCTTATACACAACGTCAGCGTTGATAATCTCATATTGTCCGCTTCTGTCTGCAAGGTCTAATAATCCAAGGTAGCCGATAAGGAACTGCGGCTTGGGTACTCCGTGTTCCTTGAAAACTACTACATACGCTCTTGACAAAGCTTTAGAAAGCGGCAAGTGAAGTGCTGCTGCACGCATAGCTTCGGCTGCAACCAACTTTGGGTCACACTGTTGTAGGTCTGCATTCGATGTATAGAGTTCCATCATAGAGGTTGCAAACGTTCCAGCATTTTTGCCGAAGAGCTTCTGTAACTGATTCTGATAATACGCTCCGTTCACGATGTTGTTGAAAGCGGAGATTTGCTGTTTCTTGTTAACAGCTTGGATTTGATTTTCTGACATAATTATGAATGTTTATAAGATAATTTCTTTCTTAATTCCACAGAGGTTTAGCGCGTTCTGTAACTGATGGACGTAATTAAACTTGAATATCATGTACTCTGCAAGATTTATTGACCACCATATTCCATTTGGCGCGACAAAGATTTCTATAACAAGATTTTCATCTTCATCAAAATATGTAGGAGTATGTTTGGGGTCAATGCCGTTCTTTTCCAAGATTTCTGCGGTGAGTGGGATTGGCTGAAGTTTGTCCGCTTTGTTCCAATATTGCTTGTCGATTTTTACACTCTTGCCTTGTACGGCATACACTTGGTGGCATAGGTCTGAGTTTTCGAATCTAACCCAGTCGCCTAACATAAGTTCTTCTGCTTTCATGATTCTTTCTCCTCGTAATTTATACAGGCAACATCAGTTACCTTGATTGTCTTATACCCGCTGTTGCTACGCTTCGATGGCTGCAGCTCACAGCATTAAAGCTTTGTCTTGCTGGTAACGCTGACGTGCTTCTAATGTACAACTTTCGGCGAATACTCGTTGAGTGCGTACCTCTTGCGGTGTATACACTTACGGCAGCGTAAGAGATTCTTCTCGTCGTAGTCTGAAGCGGCTTTGAACAGCTCGTCAAGTGTCATGGTTTCAAATTTGCTCATTTTATTTCATGTTAAATTTAAATCTGTATCTGCGACTTGTAATCTGAGTTGCTGACCCGCTGTTTCAAGGATGTTGATGGTGCTTTCGGCATTGTCGAGGACGATGGGCGCTGAAACGTTGTAGAACGTGCATAGGGCGTTGATTATATCCAGCCCAGCGTTCAGCCTTGCAGCTTGGTTCAGCCCTGTGTGATAGGGTATTCCGTCCACGTAACACTCACAGAAGGGTTCTTCGAAGGAATCTCCACTATTGTTGACGGTGCGGAAGAGACGCCATTGAACGATGTTGAACTTCTCGTTAATCTTGTCCTCAAGAATTTCGTTCTGTCGGAACTGATAGTCACGGGCGATGTCCTCCTGTCGTTCCATCTCGGAGAGTTGAGTGATTAAACTCTTCTGCTCCTCGTTGATACCGGCTATGAGAGCTTGAATCCTATCGTACTGAAACTTGGTGGAGCGTTGAGCGTTAAGGGCTGCGAGGTGTTCCTGCGCCTCCTGTTTCTGCTTTTCAAGTTCGGATAATTTCTCCTTGTCATCATCGGAGTTAGTGAGTGAGTAGAGTTGCTGTTGGAGGCTTTCGGCTCTCGCTTTCTGCTCTTGGAAGTGAGTATCCTCGGAAAGAATCTCTTCGTAGGTTTTGACGTGCTGCTTCTCCAATTTAGCTTTCTCTGCGAAGATGACATTGATGTTGTCCTTGAGGATGATGAGCTGGCGGTTATCTTCAAGTAATTTATCCTCCAAGCGTTTCTTCTCCTCGGCAGCATCTGCTTGCATCTGCTTTATCTTCGCTGCCTGTGCGTTGAGGTCTTTCTTCTTCGCCTCTACGGAGAGATTGAACTTCTCACGCATTTCATTAACTTTCTCTTGGTATTGCTCTTGTGGGATGGGCTGGCCACAGGTTGGGCAATAAGCAGACTGAGGGTCGATGGAGAACTTCTGCGTAGGCCATTGGTCGCGTAAATCCTGTAACAGCTCCTCATAATCTATCGTAGAGCATTGAGAAATCAGACGTTCATCGGCTGCGATGGTCTGCTCCATCAGCCTTTGATTGTTAAGTTCTTCGTTGAACTTGGCTGTGTACTTTGCAACGAGGTCTCGGTGTTCGTTCATAAGAAACTGCGTATCGCCTTTGGCTTGCTCAATGGTCTGGTCGAGATACTTCTCTACGCTATCGAGTTCTTTCCGTAACTCTTCACGTTCTATGTCTACGCCATTACCCTGCTTGAGTGCAAGAATCTGCTTTTCCAGATTTGAGATTTCAGATTGAGAGAGAACAATGTCTTTCTCTATGGCATCCCAATCCAGCTTCTCTGGCAGGGCTTTGTTCTGCTCCTCAAGACGGACGGGAATTTTGTCGAGTTTCTTCTTTATCTCCTTAATTTGGTAGGATAGGTGCTTGAGGAAATCTTCTAATGATTGGTCGGGAGCAATCAGAGAGAGTGCGCCAGCGAGGTCATCGTAGGAGAGCTTCGGCATATCCACAAGACTTGTAAGGAAAGCCCTTTGGTCTTGCCACTTGAGAGAAGGGAAGTAAGTAGGATTTGTGATGGCCTTGAAAACGTTCTCGTTGATAAGCGAAGAAACGTACTTTTCAAAGTCTCCCTTGGTCAAGCTTTCGCCGTCTACGAAATATTCAACGGTGTTGTTTTTGAATACCGATTCATCAGAACCGCGCTTCTTTACCCACACCTCTTTGATAGAGCGTTTGAGAGTGGTTTCGATACCATCGTGCGTGATAACCATTTCTACCGAATGGTCGAGGTTAGGGATTACCTTTCCATCTTCGCGCGTCTTGAATAATTCAAGGTCGCTTTGCCCTTGTGTGTTCTTACCAAACAGACAGAACAGGATGGCATCGGCAATGGTAGTCTTGCCCGAACCATTCCTTCCAGAGATGGTCGTTACTTTTTCTGAAAAGGAGAACTCCTTATTCTTGAAACACTTGAAATTCTCCAGTCGGAGGTTAGTTATAAGAATGTTCATAATTTACCCGTTTAAAGGTTCAAGTGGAGAGTGAGAAGAGAGGCAGATGGTGCGGTCTTTTAGATGCAATTTAAAGCACCTGTCATCATTGACCGGACATCGCTTACATGGATAACTGTCTGACCGGAGAAGGTAGAGTTCGTGAAACTGCGGCAGGGAAGTCTTTTCTTCGATGCACTTTGCCTCTGGCTTGCGCCAAGAGTGGTTCAAAAGATGTCTAAAGTTCATAATACACGTTGATTTGTTGGTAATATTTTAATGTTCTTTCCCTTCAATGAAGGTCGTTTTTCAAATACAAATGCCTCAAGGTCTTCGGGATGGTAGATTTCTATCCACTTCCCATCAACAAACTTGGGAAATCCACGCTTGGGATAGCGGAGCTGGCCGATGAAGCGGTTGTCGAGCATGATGTCTAATAGGATACTCATCGTATTTGGTATTTGAATTTCTTCGTTTCTGCTCTGTAGTGCTTGGCTATAAACTCAAGGTCGGATGCTGAGAGCTTGTTGGGCGTATGCTTTAAAGCCTCAAGTAGTTCTACACGCTGTTGCCCTATCTTCTCTATCAGTCCTTTCCTGTAACCCGAAGTGTTCCCTTCGTCAAAACGATTACAGGAGATACATTGTGCGTTACAATTAAGTTCTGAATAGCGTAGTGACATGTGCTGCCTGTTAACGTAATGACCGCAGTCGGCTTTCTCTATCGGTAAGACCTTACCACAGGAGATACACCGAAAGGCTCGTCCTTCGTATTGCTGCGCATCGCGTGTACGTATAAATAATGAGAACGCTTCGTCTGCCTTTCTCATGGAGGAGGCCCTTGACGGGTTCTTGGATTTACTTATTGTCTTTTTCTTCTTCCACATCTGTTGCGATATTAAATAAGTGTCGTTCTGCTTCTTTCGCGTACTTGCTCATCATAGGGTTTAACCTCAAAGCTTCGCCAGCAGAATCATTTAAGAAGTCGTGATTAGTAAAGCGGTTGATGATAATCTTCATGGCCAGCTCACATTGTGGGTCGGTGTTGAGGTTTATATCAACCTCGCGTTTACCTGTGTATTCCATGAACTTGGAAATGTACGCCCAGGCACGTTGTGCTTTTATCAGTCGGGCATGACGAAAGTCGCAGTCTATCTTCCATAGGGTTTGCTTTTGGAACGCACCTACAAGATGGTCGTAAGAACTTACAGCGGTTTGGATCAACGCATCTGCTGTGAATACATCTGCACGAAGTCCGCTTCGGTCGATATTATTCTTATCCAAAACACTCTTGATAGAATACTTTAGTTTCAGCACATCGGGTTCGATGGAATCCGCAGCGAGGCGTGTCATGTCTTGCCAAAGGTAGTTTCTATCTCCCAGCATACGGCAATGCTTCTTCTTGTAATGTGAGAAGTCCTCATATACCTTATTGATGTACATCTTAATGGCAAAGTTGTTCAGCCCTGCCTCGATGATGGCATCTACGGCTGTGTCGATGGCATTTTCCGCTATCTGATTGATTGTGCCGATAGTGACAGAGAAAGTCTTTCCAAGCCCTTCGATAAGGTGGTCGGCATAGTCGCCCGATAGCTGGGGTAGGAGATTAGTTGTCAAAGATTTCTTCTGGTTCATGGTCGCGCTTGAAGTAGGAACGTAATTTGAAATTTATCATGTGAATCCGCCTCATGATACTCTCCACTTGGTGTACGGAGGCATGTTGGATGATAGAATCAAGGTGCGCTCTCAGTTCATCGCGCCGTTGCTCGAGACGTCTACGGGTGGGTAGTATTATCATAGCGTTTTTAATTTAGTCCGGCCTCTGCATTTATTTTACATATCGGAATTCCGATGTTTAAAATCAACACGGCTTGGCGACGTGCTTTGGCTGCATTACGGATAGGGGCGGCAAGCGTTACCTTGCTCTCTCATAAATGATAGTGCCATACACACCCCCAATTGGTCTCGCTTTGTTTCAAGTTGTCAAAGAACGATTGTTGTGGACGCAAGGGGATTCGAACCCCTTCTTTTCATCTTGTAACATGCCCTTTTCCCTGCTGGCGGCGTGACCTGCGTCCTCTCTAAAACCAGCGGCCTGTCACAGGAGGCTGGTGGATTCCAAATTTAAGATTGTTTTCCTGTCTACTTTCACAAGCAGATTAAAAAGATAATGAGTTTCCCCACGCTTGGGGCGAATAGTAATTAACAATAACTAAATAACCTAAAACTACAAAACAGCGAATATATGATAGAAAACCTAAGCATTCAGATAATCTTCGAAGAGAGTGGATTCTAAAAAGAACACCCTTGCCTTCTTGCTGCCTCCCTTCCTGTGGGTGAGAGAGTTCTTGAGGTGGTACACTCTTGATGTACTTATCCCCAACCTGTCGGCTGCTTCTTTCGGGGTGAGCCAAACCTCATTCCTGTTCTTTATCATTGTTAAATGGTTTTGGAAAACCAGCGGCTTTCGCAAGAGGCTGGGAAAATGAATTACTAACACAAAAACAATAAAATTGTAAATTTCACAAATACTAAAAAATGAACATGAGAACCGCCTCTCGGCGTGGCCACTCGCCTGTGACCGAAAAATCCGTCAATTGAAAATGAATTACACATATAGACATTAAGAGAGTATTACGTTGCTCCAAATAACCAGCCCACGAATCCTAACAGGAGTATGTAGGCGACAGGGTAGACAATGCCGTACTTGACAATCTCCCTACGTGTGATGGGTTTATAGTTGTTTGTCATATCAGTTAAAGACTTTAGGGTTATACTTGTTGTTGTAACGCTTGCGGAGGAAGCGGATGACATCATCGTAAGTGCGGATAAGACCATCGTTGATGTTCTCGGCCACCCTGCGCTCAAGTTCGAACAGCTCTCTCATGGATTCCTCGCTGCCGTTCTTGTTACGCAACATCTTTTCGTGCTGATTGAACACCACCCAATTCAAAGCCTCGCCTATCTTTCTCATGGCCTGTGGCATAAAAGTCGAAGATACGATGGTGTTCACAGAAGAAGAGAGTTCCTTGTAGGCATCGCCAGCATCGTTGCGGTACTTAATCATCTGGTCGTAGACGAACTTGATGACCTTGACCTTAAATGCTGGGTTGAGCCACATGGCAAAGTCGATGAACATAATCGGGTGCATCCAAGTACCGCCTCCTCTGTCTGCTCTGGCCTTGGATTTTACATATACGGAATTCCGACATGTAAAACCTTCCTCTGCCATAAGAGCGTTCATAAACTCCTCTGTAGCAGAGTTTTCAAAGTAATGAGCTATTGTTTTCTGTTTTACATCCCCAGAATTTTGGGTTTGTAGATTCCACTGCTTTAGAAGGTCGGTCGCATTAAAGAAACCATCCTTCGTGCGCTGCTCTACGTGGAAGTGGCCCATCGGGCGCGTCATGATTTGGTTAGTTTTCATAGTTGTTCACTTTGAGATGGCTTGGATCGTTAGGATGCTCCCGTTAATGGAGGTTTGGTAATCTTCAACGTCAGCTGGCATGAGGTCTCGGCAAAACTTCTTCACATAAGACACTTGGCTCTGACCAGAACGCGCCTGCTTGGGTGTGTCGCAAGCGAAAGACTTGGCTTTCCCTGCTCTAATCTGCGTGATGTCGGTTACTGATACTTTCATTACGTTTGTTTATTTGAGTTAAACTTTCTAAACAAAAGAAGCAGGTTTGAAATAAATTGCCTATATTTGCAACGACCAAATTGAAATAAGTGCGTTTTAAATCGCACCTGCTCTTTATGTGCTTGCGTGTATGTACTGAAACACGCTACAAAGGTAAGGCAAATGTATTGTATATGCAAACATTTTGTCATTTTTTTAGGTTTATTAAAAAATTTTTGTAATGATGAATAGGAAAGAACGTCTTAACGAGGCCGTCAATTACCTTAAATTTAAAGGAATTGTCAAGACACATGAAGACATCGCCAACAAAATGGGCGCATCAAGACCTAATGTGTCGAGTGCGTTGTCAGGTAAGGAAGGTGTACTTACCGACAACTTTATTTCAAGATTCTGTGCTGCGTTCCCGGGCATCTCATACTCATGGTTACTCTTGGGTGTAGGAGATATGCTGTCGAACAAGGAGAAATCCGTAGACGACAGAATAAGGGATATATTGAAGATGGAATCCGTATCGCTCCAAACTTTATCAGATAAGACAGGTAATGACTTTCAAGACCTTCAAAGCTGTCTTGATGACGACATGACACCATCCGATGAGGTTTTAGAGAAGTTCTCGTCTGCTCTTCACATCAACGAGGATTGGCTAAAGACAGGCGATGGAGAGATTTATGACAGCGACCAGCGCCTTGTAAACTCTGCTGCCTTGAAGAAGCACATGTCAATGCTCCCAACGAAGCCACGCTTGCCTAAATTCATGTCAGAGCCACACATCGAGCAATACTATGGCGGTGGAAAGAAGAGAATGCTTTGTCAAGAGAAGCCTGTAATCGCACAATTCTCTGACTACGACTTTTCTTTAATCATTAAGAACAACAGAATGTCGCCTAAATACGATAGAGGGGATGAGGTGTTTTTCAAGCTGGCTAAATTTCCCGAATGGGGTAATGATTTCCTGTTAGACACAGATGATGGGCCTAAACTGAAACGAATCTACCCAGCCAAAGATAAAGACGGAGATGACTGCGTTAGATGCGTGTCATATAACAAAGAGGAGTTCCCAGACTTCACAATCAAGGAGAAATACATTCATGGATATTACAGGGTGGTCGGAGTTTTGAGAATATTATAAGGCTATGGAAGAAGAGAAAGATAAAATCGGTATCAGAATACTAAAGTATGTGGGCATGTTTGTTGTCGCAGCCTTGATTATATGGGCTGGCAGACACATATTGTTCACATCGGTAGACGAGCAGAACGAGTTGGCGAATCAACCAGCATGGATGCAACACCTTCCTGATTGGGTTAGATTCATGATTTTGGATGTTCAGAGGTTATTTTAACGCATCTTTGTCGAACAAATAGACCAAATCTTGCCAACTTTCGGGGTTTTTCTTCTTAATGAAGTCAAGTACCTTCTTAAAGTCTGTAACCTCAACTTGAATCTTACTCATACATTATTATATTATATATATTGTGTACAACCATATACTACTGGAAGAGCCTTCGGGTGAGTGCATAGTTCCTCCTTATAGCGGAGGAACATTGCTTGAGCATACTGACCGTTTTCGCCTTGGTATGATTCAGCAGCCTTGCGTCAGTCCAACAACGTGTCGGCTATCGGGTATTTCAGAGTTGGCTCTGCTTCGCTGGCATCCCGAATTGTTCCTGCCATTGCCCATGTGCGTTACCCCCTTGGGCTGACTTTGAGTGCGGGGTGGTCGGTGTGCGTCTCTTACTCAAACGTGTGCAAAGATAATACAAAACAAAATAAAGTGCAATAGCCGTTAAGTTTCATTAAAACAGGAAAGGAGAGGATATGTAAAGAAAACGAAAAAATGGGGCTGTGTTACCATTTTGTTACCAGCCATGCAAATCGAACCTAATGAGAGAATACTAACGAACTGAATTACACCAAGATAATAGTGAAAAGGTTTTGATACCAACGGAATCACAAGGTGGTCAAAGAGAGGAGCAAATCTAAACTCCTCTCGACCACAACAAAAAATAGAATTTCGATTGAAATTCAGCAAGTTAGAACTTCTCTAATAAAAAAAATCCCTGTTGCTAAAGTTGGTTAAGTATAGCTATCATTTGCTATTATTTGCCAAATTTATGTTACCATTTTGTTACCACCTGCTTGTAAGTTTTGTTACCAATTTGTTAAAGTAGTATAATTAAACATTTTTAAGTACCTATGATACCGAAAGTTAGCTTCATTTTCGACAGGAAAGGAAAAGCAAGTAAAAATAGAGCGTCCGTAATCGAGTTATTGATATACTACGGAGGCCAGCGAAAGTACATATCCACAGGGGTTTCCGTACTCCCAAGTGAATGGAAGAACGGCTCTGTGGTGAGTAGGAAAGATTGGCGAGAGTTGAACGAGCAATTGCAAATCATGAAGCAGAAATGCTCGGACATCGTTTCTAACATGATGCGTGAGGGTAGCCTAAACATCAAGGCCATCCCCAGCTTGCTCAATGGGAGCATGGTACAGGAGAAAACATTCCTGGACTATGCAAAAGAGTTGGCTGAATTAAGATACAAGACGATTAGGAAAGGCACAAAGGCGCACTACAAAACCTTCTTCACGTTCATGGATGAGTGGAAAGGTATCGTGATGTTCGCTGATTGTACGGAGATGAACGTGCGTAGGTTCGATGACGAACTGACGGAAAGAGGTCTGATGGTGTCTACAAGGTGGAACTACCACAAGATTTTGAAGCAATTCATACTCCAAGCGATAGATGATGGGTTGGTCAAACAGAATCCGTATTCCAGACTGAACATAAAGAGAGGGTCAGAAGATGGTTTAAAGCGGTTTCTGACGCCTTCCGAGTTCAAGATGGTAGAGAAGTCCAAGATGCCATCAGAATGTCTTCAGAAGGTCAGAGATTTATTTGTATTTCAAACGTACACCTTGTTAAGTTATTCCGACTTGGCTCTGTTTGATTACAAACGCTGTGAGAAGATGGGGAAGGAGATAGTCTACAAGGCTAAAAGGGTAAAGACAGGACAGGAGTTTGTCGTAGTCCTATTAAAGCCAGCTTTGGAAATCTTAAAACGATACCAATACCGGCTACCAATCATTTCTAATGTTAAGTATAACTTGTATCTGAAAGCTGTGGCTCAACACGCAAAGGTAGACAAGCCATTGACCACACACTTCGCCAGACATACGGGAGCCACGCTGCTTCTAAATGAGGGAAAGCTACCCATGCACATAGTCCAGCACATACTTGGTCACGCATCTATTAGGGAAACCGAAAAGACCTACGCAAAAGTGATGGACGAAACGATAGTCGGTGCAATGGCAGGGTACAAAACAAAAAAGGGGAAGCATTAAGCCTCCCCTTCTATATATCAAAACCCTTGACTATCTTCACAGACCGCCAAGGGGGAAAGAGGAGGAAAATTTATCAAAAACCTCCTCTTATCCGAATAGTCCGATAAGGAACATAATGATAAAGATGATTGTATAGATAAGTCGTTTCATACTGCAATCTTGATTTTGTTGGTTTTCTTACGTGATGTATAGTACTCTCTGATAATATCCATATCCCTCTTTACAAGGTCTACGATACGTTGGTGGTGCATGGTGAGTTGGTCATGTCTGCCAAAGGATTGTCTAATCGTGAACGAGGTCAAATCAACCTCTATGGTTTCTATCCTCTTGCCTCCAATGGTTGCCGACATAATCAGCGAGTAAGGCTTCTTGTAATACTCGTTGGTATAGACGCAATGTTTCATCTCCTCTGCCTCTGCTCTGAATGCTGCGACATCGGGTAGTACTCGGCACTCTATCAGTCCATCGGTTAGAACCATATCGTAAAAACGTTTCCTCCGCTTGATGTACGCATCGTTGGTGCGCTTCTCTTGCATCAGCTTCTTGTCGGTTGCGGACATCTTCAAGGCTATTGCTGCTGCCCTGCGCTCTTGCTCTTGCTTTCGTTCCCATCTGCGCACGAACAAATCGTGTGTGGATTGTAGGTCTTTCGGTGCGACATACACAGGGTTGCGGAAATCCGCATTTACACGAACCATTGCACGAACCATATCGAACCAAACGCTTGAATTTCCTTGTGTGAACGTGAACCCATGCCTCTTGGCAATAGTGATAGCCCTGCATATTTGCTTGCTGTAAGTCTGATACATCAGATGAACGAACAATGGGCTGCGCTCTTTGTAAAGGTTCTCGGCTACGGGATTGTCCTTTATGATGCGGCCTAACTCCTTCGGGTCTATGCGGTCGCAAGGAACACGCTTTCCTCTGCTCTGCGGATGCTCTCCCCATGATATATCGAACAAGTCGGCAATACAATTGCCAGCATAGTTGCGATAGTTCTGTCTTAACTCCATATCAGAGCCATAGAGAAAGCAATCGAAATAACACCCCATCGTCTTTTGCTTGCCGAAATAGAGCGCGTTGCATCCATCCTCTGAAAACTCTCGCATTATCTCCACGAAGAAATAGTGTTCGTAGTGCTTATCGGGGAACTTATAGCCACGATACAGGCGTTTCACTTGGAACTCTGCCACTTGAGTAGTGAGCGTGAAATAGAACGTTGTGTTCTTTCCGTATTCGTGGTGTCCGTAGTCCTGTTTCTTACCCATTCAATATCACGAAGGGCAATATCTTCTTTGAGGGTAGCGTTCAGTTCCGCCACCCTCTGTTCGTACTTGTTTCTCGGTTTCATAATTCTTTCTCTTTAAAATCTTCATCACAATGGTCTGTTGTACGGATAACGTCATGATAAAGTCTACAACTTGAATACGTATATCCGTCTTTTTGCCAATACTGGCAATTCTTACACATCTTTTCCATATTAGAATCCTCCAAATAAATCAAGTTCAACGCATTTGTTCTTGTTCTTCCTGTCTTTCACAATAGCCTTGATGGGCTTTATATCGGCCTTTGGTGTTTCCGCCTTTGGTGTAACGACCTTGACCTTCTCCTTTACAGGGTTGGCCTTTACCTTGTCCTCCATGTAGTAGTGTACAGCCCAGCCATACACTACCGCATCCTCGATTGCAGCACAATTACCACTCTTTTCCTTTTGAGCCTGTGAAATGATGTACTTAACGCAATCGTCAATGTTCTTTGTCTTTAACTTGTATCGCTCTGCGAAAGCAAAGTCCTGTGAAGCCATCTTGTCGAGATGGGCTTTGATGATGTCCTTGAAATCCATAATCTTATAAGTTAATGTATTTGTCGAAATGTAGGTTTGTTTTCTCTCCGCTCATCCGTTTCAGTACATCAAGTACCATTTTCTCGATTGTATCTTCCTCATCAGAGTTGGTTTCTTCCTTTCCATGTGCTGAAAGAACGAGCGTGGCCATAGTAAACGCATCAATGATGGTCAATATGGATTCGACAGGGGCTTTGTCGAAAGGTTCTAAAAGTTGCTTGCAAATCTTTGCAGATGCTTCCCTGTCTAACTTAATCGTAATCTGTTCCATGATTAAAAGTCTTGAAATAGTTTGAACTCTTTTGAATAAAACGTAGCTGTGAGCATAGTGTTGTCATCATTGATGTCGCACTTGACCATGATAGAGTTGGTCTTGTTGTAGTGGTTGCGCTCAAGGAAACCCATAAGCATCGCAATAGGGCCATTGAACGGAAGGGCGAAGAGAATCTGATTCCCGTCTACCTTTGCAGCCAGCATCTGACCTTGAAAGAATCCCATCTTGGCGGTGTCTGTGCCGTAACTCTTACCGCCATCGAAAATCTTCTTGAAAACATGGGTGACTTCATCCATGTTCTCTACGGGTTGAAATTGTGAATAATCCATAATTTGATAAATTTTAATGAAACAATAAATACTTGTACCCTGCCTGTGAATCGAACACAGGCAAGCACCATGCAGGGTTATCTAACGTGAATGTAATAACAATCGAACAGGCCGTTTGAATGATAGGTATTGCAAACGTTATAGTTCGGGTCGTTCAGATAAGGCAAAGCCTCCTCATAATCAGAGGAGGTTGCCCATAGTTGGTTGTGGAGTTGTTCTTTGATGGTCATAACGTGATAGTTTAAAATTCCACATCGTAAACACAATCGTTATCCGTAACCATCCAAGACGAACTATCGGGGTTAATCCCAAACTCGTCTGAATACATGAAGATGAAATCGTATGCGTCACACTTCCGTCCCAACATCTGTTTCAATTCCTCTTCCCTCTCTTTCGAAAGGTTTACCTTCGTCACGCAGCCGTTGCCGCAATCCAAAAACCAAATAGTCATAATTGTAAGTGTTTAATGTGTTAATCTTCGTTTGCCATTCCCTCATCGAAGGCTTCCCAAATGTAACCAAAGATGGTTTCGGTCAAAACCTCCCACTCTTTGCTCATCTGCTCATCTTCGGAGATGTCGGTGGTCAAATCGAAATCGGGATACTTAATTCTCATTACCTCACAAGCCAATTCGTTGGCAAGTTCATTTAGTTTCTCTTCCATATTGTTTTTTAGTTTTAAGGGTTAGTACTTCTTACCGGATATACCAAATACTTTCGTGGTCTGCTGTTTCCACTTTTAGAAGCCTTACACCATCCTCAATGCTTATTGAAGGGTTTATGGTCATACAGGCTGCGGTCGTGTCTACAAAACTTTGGCAAAAGTAATGTGGGTGTTCATCGTCATACTCATAGGTAATCTCGATGGTTTCTGTAATTGTTCTTTTGTGTTTCATAGCATCCAAAATATATCTTCTGCATCACCTTCTTCTAACCACCATCCTTCGGGAAGGTCGTTTTCTTCTCCGAACTCCTCTAACAAGTCACAGATACCTTGTTCTATCTGTTCCCCGTCATGTGTCATGCTCAAAGGGCATCTCATGCGGTCAATCTCATACAATGCCCTCGTTTCCTGTTCATCAGTCCACGTTCTATTGTCGCGGATGTAGTCTAATACTTCTTCGTTCATAATGTGATAAATTTATTAGGGTTAAACAAAAATTGTAGGCAGGGGTGCATCGAACACCCCTTGCGAGCCTTGGAACACTCAGTTACCTTAATACTTGATGTGTGTGTGCTTAATCATCATGTATACTGAAAAAACAAGGAATAAGCAATCAAGAATCATTAAAAGCCACAGCAGGGCTTTGATGTAGGTCGGTTGTTGGTCGTAGGTTTTCATGTCAATTCGGTTTTATATAACTCACTCCATGCGTAAATCGTTCTTGGGAACTTCTCATACGCCCACTCCGAAAATGGTTTGGCGTATTTATCTCTGTTCCATACAAAAAGGGAAATGTTCGATGTATAGATGTCGGAAATCCTGTACGCTGATTGCAACAGGCTACCTTCATAATCTCGGTTAGGTATGTATTCGGGATAACACCTTCGTATCCTTTCCATCTGCTTGATAATGTCTATAAACGATTTCATAATCAATCCTCCTTGTTGATTTGATACCATGCTTCGTTAATCATTTGAGCGAGATTTAACCACGCTCCAAATATATCCTCATCATCTGTGGGAAAAGGCTTGTACAGGGTTTCACTCACGCCTGTTTCGTAGTCATTAGAAACGCTTACCGAACCATACAGGCAATTGCGCACCTTGATACGATAACCTTTGTACGAATCCTCCACAAATGGGTTAATACGCAATACCTTTGAAAGGTACATCACATAATTTGCGAAATCAAATGCAGTAATGTTCTCGCCATCAATGATGTCTAAACAATCATCCTGTAAGATTTCCGCTAACTCGGCCTCCATGCAGATGCCACATTGGTTCATAACTTCTGTACTCATAATCTTACTCAAAATAATAGATAAACACTTCATTCTCTTCCGAATCCCATACCTTTGCATTGTGTTTCCATCCGTCTAACTCTTCGTGCGAGAGAAGCGCATGGTGTGGCATCGGGAATTGGTAACTCTTGTTAAAGTCAAGCACAGAACACAAGTTCCAGCCTTTGTACACAACTTTCAAGCCATCATTCTCGGCAAGAGCCGCAATAGCCCACATTTTGTCATACACGCATTGTGCAAGTTCATCTGAACAAAAATCATTTCTCATAATAGATAAATTTTTAAGTGAAACAATAAATGTGTGGGCAGGGTGTACCTTGAAGCACCCTGTACCGCCAAATCGGATTTGCCCTACAAAAGAAAGCAGCCACCCCGTAAGGTGACTGCAATCAAATAGCATAAATGTGCGCGTGTTAGTGTTCGGCTGAATATCTCATACACCAACTCTCAAAAGATGAGATGTTCTTGAAACGCGGGTGTTTTGAAATAGTTTCTCCGTTGAGGGTTAATTTGCCAACAGATTCCCCGATAAACACATACTCATAAATGGTTGTATTGTTTGGTTTCCACAGGCCAACAACATCACCATTCTCTTTCCTGTCTAATTGCGCGTGTTTCATCCGAAAGATTGTGCCACGCGAATGTTTGTGTATGCCCATAACAGATAAATTTGGATGCAAAGGTACAAAATATAAATGAAATGCCAAATAATTGGTATTATTTAACTCTGTTACTTTAGAACCTTCTTGCTGTCGCAGTGATAAGAATCCCCCGTTCCTGTTTCGGTGGTTCTGAAAACCTCATATACGTACTTCATAACCTATCTCTTAATCTAAACCATACATAACAAGCATCGCAATCGGGATTGATAGCTTTGTAACGGCAATCGCTACAAGTGCATTTCTGTTCTTTAATCATAGCCTTTAGAAAATTATGTGTAACACTCTTAATACTTCTCTATCTGACGGGATGAACTTAACTCGCCCCATCCTGTAAAGTTTGTAACCAGCAGAGCGCAGGGTAATCTCCCCACGCTCCACCATGCGTTTAAGTTCGTTCATAACTCATCTGTCTATGTACAACAGGATTCTAACCAAATGGCCGTTTGTAAATTGGCTCTCTCCTTTGGATTCTCTGCGTAATAGTTTCGCGTAGTCGTAATAACGCCAACTTTCATAGATGGCCGTTATACCATTGCTATATGTCACGTTCAGCCTGTGAAAATCCTTTGGAGGGCGAATAGAAGCGAACTCCCTGCCGTCCATAGTCCTAACTACGTGTTCCGTCTGCCCTTGTTCGAAATACTCGATAGCCCTTTTAATTGATGTAATGCGCTTCATAACTCAAACCTCCTTAATAAAGTGATACAAACCCTTGAAATAATAGATTGTGCCGATTATAACCAGCACAACCTCAAATGTAGTCAAACGTTCCATGTTATTTCTCCTCTCCTAAATTACGCTGTGCAGTTTCTAAATTCGTGTACCAATTAACGTAATCCCATGCAGTTCCGTAGTGGTCTACGCAAAGGATATACAAATCCAGCATATCGGAGTAAGAGAATTTCAGTTCGAAATGTTCCTCCAAGAACTCCACATCACTCTGTGAGCAATCTGTTAAGTACCATTGATAGATTTCTGTGTAACTATCGCTCACCTCATCATAGAGGTTAAAACGACAATTTTCGTAAACACTTGAATCTTTCTCCACGATGTCATTGCAGAGAATCAACGAATTGTTCAGCCAATTGACGGCTACCTTGTAATTTGTGTACATAATGATAAATTTTTGATGGTTAATAAATAAATGTGTTCCCCCATCCCAATTCGATTGCAGTCACTAAATGACAGATGGGGGAGAAATGATAAATATTGGTGGTTCTATACCTGCTATCTTCACAGACCACAGGCTGCGGTGTTACCAAATGTTATTTGTCCCTTTCGTATGTGTCAATGTAGCCGTTTATAACGTTCACGAAATCAACGCCACATCGTTCATCGCGTAACATGATGAATAATGTATCTAACTCAGTCCTGTTTACGTTTAGGGAAATAATGTTCCCGTTCTTTGTGATTGTCATATTAAAACCTCCTATAATTAAGTGAAACAAAATAGCAGGTTCGCCCAATTCGATTGTAGCACCCTTATATATAATAATGTGCAGCGAACCTTGTAAACTATGTGTAGAGCCTAACAACGCTTTCGCCTCTCTCTACTACGTTGCCTCTCTCTTTCCATCTCTCTTGTGTCAGCCTGTCAAAGAATCGCTCTTAGAGCCTCACGAAAACCTTTCACTTCCGTTCCCCTCGTTTAGCAATCCATTCAGCGGTGTATCCTTCGGGTGGGTTTCCGTTGGCAAAATTATAGATTTTATTCTATACCTCCAAATATTTTGATAGAATTTATTCGATATTTAATATTATTTCACAAATATAGAGCAAGTTTTAAATAATGCTAACAAAAATAGAATAGTTTCTATAAAATTTGGTGGTTTGTGGAATTGTTCTTACCTTTGCGCCATAAAACCAAATCTATATGGATTTAAAGAAAACAATAAAAGCAAAGGGGTGGACTTACGCTGAGTTAGCGGAGAAGATGGGAATCACGCAGCCCTCTTTAACATCCCTTGTTAATGGAAACCCTACGTTGGCTAAATTAAAGTCAATGGCGGATGCGATGGGCATAACGTTATCGGAGTTACTCGCGGATGATGGAGAGGCGATAATAACTTGCCCACATTGCGGAAAAGAGATACCTATAAAGGTAACTCCTGTATCAAATGAGGAAGGGTGAATTAAAATTTCTCCCTTCTTTTTTTGTCTATTCAGATTATATTCGTAAATTTGCAGCCTGTAAAAACCTAAAACTAAATGACATGAAGAAACTAACGTTTAAAAGAATTTACGCAATTATCCTCCTAATTGTGTTCATCGTCTATGGATGGCTGTATCTAAAGGAAAACCGATACAAACAAATAAATGACAGTTATGCCATGTTTGATACCTGGACTTCAACATTTCAATCGGCAGAAAATTTCTTAGAAGAATAACCAAATGGCGTACAAAGAAAATAATCGGAGCTGTCTGTGGACATTTTTGTTGATGGCAGTTGTTGTTGCTGGTTGCGTGTTCCTCAATTTACAATGTGAAAAATGGGGTAAAGAGTACCTTGTTATAGAAACAGGGTTTATACATTCAACAGGCAATAAAGACAAATGCAGATTCATCGCTCAGGCAAAAGAGAAAGGCTACGTAATTGGCCGTATAGATAAGAGCGAGGCAGCATCGCAGGGCATGAAAATATGTCAATGGTGTTATACGGCTGAAGAGGTAGAAAAGTATAACGAAGATGTGTTCAAGAGGAAAATGAGGAAAATGCACTTAGATGATTGGTTAGAGTGGTTCCACTTTGCGCGTGATAAGAATCTGAAGGAACACGAATTATATGTATATTTAGAAGAATCAGGAAAGATGCATATAGATGGGAGTTGCTATCACATGAAAGGCAGCCCAACAAGAGTGCGATTTGATAATGTTACACAGATGGAAACAGCCTGTGAGTATTGTGTGAGCAGAAGGTATGTTGATTTCATATACAAAGCCGTCTATGAAGGAATACTCGACCCAGCACAGATAAAAGAAGAGGACTACTAAAGAGAAAATAATTCTACTGAACAGGAGGATGGCAGAACGTTATCCTCTTTTTTGTACATATATGTAGATAATCATACTAAATTCATCGACTTTTTTACAAATCTTCACAAATTAGCCCCAAACAGGCCGAAAAACACACCCAAAATAGCCCCAAATGAAAAATCCCGACAAAATGACTTTATACGCCCTAACGGACAAATGAAACTAAAAGATTGATAATTAAAGGCTTCCGAAATATTGACAAAAGTAAAAGAATAGGACAAGAGGAAAGACGATAAAGGAGAAATAGAACATAAGGGGAGAAATGGAACATTTTTGGCCATCTCGCACCTCAAAGGGGCGTTAAAGTTTGTTAAGCGCTCCGACACAAGGAAAAAGCATTTCAAAACGCCCTTATCTTTGTGCGCAAATAAAGGCGGCAAGAGGCGAAATAAAGGCCGTAGGGCGCGATACAGGATGCAAGCTGATTAGTTGCCCGATGAAGCCAAAAAAGCCCGTCAAAACGCCTGTGAATGAAACTTAATGGAAGGTGTATGATTGTCAAAAGTTTTCTGAAAATATGCAGATTTAACGTTTCGGGCGTATAAATATGCAAGAAGGCGTGATTGTACAGCTATTATGATAAATAGAAGGTTAAAATGTCAAATATATGGAAAAGTTCTTTAACATTCACGATTTAGGTCTTGGGCGAGGTACAGGAAGCCCAAGGGAGTTACTTGGTGCAGGGTTGATTTCAGAGCCAAAGGGATGGCTAAATTACGCTCTCGCTGGTGTCGGCTTGGCATCATCCATCATTGGAGGGATAAAGGCTTCAGAGGCAGCGAAAAAGGCCGAGAGGAGGCAAAGACAGAGAGAAGCCGAAGAGAATGCGTGGTACACTCGCAGATACAATGAAGATTACATCGACACCGCAGCAGGGCAGAACCTTGTTAGACGGGCAAAAGAGTTCGCCAAGAGCAATTGGAAGAAGGCACAGGGCGCACAGGCCGTTGCAGGGGGCACAGATGCGGCCACAGCGATGGCAAAGGATGCAGGGAACAAGATGGTTGGCGAAACCTTGGCAAATGTAGCCGCAACCGACCAAAGCCGCAAAGCCCAAGTGGACGCGATGCACCGCCAAGCACAGGAGCAGTACGCACAGATGGATATGAACAGGGAAGTACAGAGGGCTAACGCTATTACACAGGCCGCACAGGGAGCATCTAACGCTATGATGACGGGTGCTGTGCTGTTGGATGATGGTTCTAACCTCGTTGGTGGGAGTAATAAAGGTACGGAAACGACCACAACAGCCTCCACGACAGGCAATCCTAACGCCACGACAACGCCCGTTGGTGCGCCAGCGTACTATCGAGCAGACGGAACGCCTGTGTTCACGAACAGGGGAACGACTTGATGGGTGCGTGTGGGGTGTGTCCGAGGGGGTGGGGGTATTTACCACCCGAACAAGGTACAGCAGAAAAGGACACAGATAGATTTCTCGACCCCCCGGGGCTATAGTTACCCTCTTAGTAACATGGGTTAAGTATATGAAAAAGTTTTTCAGTTATGTTAGAGCAGATTAAGAACGTGATTGTAGGTATAATTTTGAGTGTTATCGCCTACTTAAAGCCGATTGAGGGGGAGTTATGGAGTTTATTCTTGATATTCTTCCTAAATTTCCTGTTTGGTTACTTATCAGGTATGATTGCCAATGGTGAGGAGTGGAACAACAGAAAAGCTTTAAGGTGTGTGGGTGAGGCCACGGTGTTTTTCGTGTTGTGTACTGCCATTTATGCTATAGGTAAGTTGAAGGGCCAGATGGGAGGTGCGGTTCAGTGTGTGAGTTTTGTGACTTACGTAGTTATTTATTTTTATGGGATAAATATACTCAGGAACTGCAAGAAGATTTTCAAGGAGCAGACGGCTCCCTGGCATGTAGTCAGTTGGTTGTATTATGTTTTGAGGTTCAAGTTCATTGAGAAGATACCTTTCTTGAGTGATTATTTGAACTTGAAGCAAAGTGACGAAAAGGTTTCAGCAAAGGAAGAAGAGTAGTATGGTTTTCTTTTCATATAGTTTTTTGGTTAATAGTAAGTTTATTGGATCATGCGCCCGTTGTGGCTGTGAAGTTATGACGGGCCGTTTCTAAATGTAAAAATGTAGAAATGTAAGAATGTAAAAATGGATAGGAGGGATAAATTAGTTATCTTAGGTACTGCTCACAGGTTAAGGGAATCTGGGAAGCAGAGTCCTGATGGTCTTTTAAGGGAGTGTGTGTACTCAAGGGAGATAATCTCTGAGTTGAAACCTAAACTTGAGAGTTATGGGCTTGAGGTTTTAATTGATTTGGAGGATTTGGACTTGCCGAAGAGTATGCAGACGCCGAGTGCTAAGTTAGAGAGACAGAGGGAGCTTGGTTTGAGAGTTAACGTAGTGAATAGTCTATGTAAGGACTATGGTAAGGATAACTGTTTATACGTTTCTATTCATTGTAACGCCTCTTCTGGGGATGGGAACTGGCACAACCCACATGGCTGGGGGGTGTATGTCTCTCCTCAAGCAGGGAGGAAGAGTAGGATATTAGCCAATTGTTTAGCTGAAGAAGCTTATAAGCATAACTTATATGTCAGACAACCTTTGAGAGAACAACTTTATTGGGAGCAGTCTATTTATGTTTTAAATAGAACGTATTGTCCGGCTGTTTTGACTGAGAATCTTTTTCAAGATAATAAGAAAGACGTTGAGTATCTTTTAAGTGATGAGGGGAGGCACAATATTACTCGACTTCACGTAGAAGGGATACTTCGATATGTCGAGGGACTTTAAACTTTAACCTTTGAACTTTGAACTTTATGAAGAAAGACGAAGAACTGATCGAGCATTGGATGTTACTTGCGAGTGCGGTTTTTACCGCAGAGGACAGGTTAAGGGAAGAGTGGAGACCGAAACTCTTGGCCGCTGTAGATGGTGGAGAGGAGTTAAAGACCTTCACCGCACAAGCTTATTTAAGGGCAATAGCAAAAGAAATAATATCTATTGGAGATGGAAAATGAAGAGATATTTGAGCGGAGCTTCGACAGGCTTCTCTATGTAGGGATAGCGGTAGTTATCGGGATTGTCTTTTGTATCTTATTGAGTTCGTGTAAGACCCAATACGTACCCGTAGAGACGATTAAAACCGAGTATATCACTAATACCGTTCATGATTCAGTCTACTTTGAGACGATAAAGAACGATTCCATAGTCATTAGGGAAAAGGGAGATACCATCTTTGTAGATAGGTGGCACACTTTATATCAAGACCGATGGAGGGAGAGATTAGTGACCGATACTCTGATTAAGGTAGATTCCATACAGGTTCCCTATCCTGTGGAGAAGAAATTATCCTTTTGGGAGAAAGCGAGATATACATCATTAGGGATGGTGTGTTCTGTGATTCTTTTAGGGATTGTAGGAATAGCTTTATGGATTAGACGAAGATATAAGAGACTATGAGAGACGCCGGAAGAGATATAAGAAGGAACTCCCGTCAGGCTGTAGCTTTGGCTGACGTGGCTAAGAGAGGGTTCTTAGATGGTTGGTTATTAGACAACCAGACCAACTTCATTGAGACGATGGACTTGGTTAGGGATGGCGCACCCGTTCAGTGGGCCAAACTCTATTTAGAGGCGTATAAGATGGGGTTGGTGAAGGAGCAGAATATCAATATCAATATAAACAGACAGCAAGACAGAGAGAATCTACAGGCTCTTGTTCATGCACGGATCACTCCACAATTGGAAGCCTATACACCTTTTGAGGAAGTTACACCAACTCCTGTCTTAGACGATGGAGAGTTAGCGAAGGAAGAGGATTTGAAGAAACGAACCTTAGAGATATTAAAGAAGAAATGAAGCAGCAGCAGTTGACCTTTGAAAAGGGAATAACGAATATCCCGAGTGACCTTATCTGTTCCGACCATTGCTTGGAGAAGTCCGAAGGGATGATATACAGAGATGGGGAGCATCATGTGGTGCAGAAGCCGAAAGTTACTACTATTCCAAATGGGAAGAAACTTATATTCGTCCACAAGACGGCTGATGGCGAAAAGTATATCTATGAAACAACGGCAAGTAATGTGACGACCATATCATATTATAATGGCAGCGGTTATGTGACAATAGGTAGCGGAAGTGCATACGAAACAATAAATAGCATCGTAGCCATAGGTAATACTCTTATTGTGTCATTTGGCAGCACAATCAAATACTACCTATATTCGCCGACGCTTGTCAACAACAGCAACTACACAGACCTTGGGGATATTCCAGAACCTAAAGTAAAGTTCCGCATGGGAATGGAGCAGGGTATGGATGATGACGCTAACAGGTATAAACGTGGTTATTCATTAGTGAAAAGCACCGGAGACCCAAATGATATCATTGGATATCAAGGAGATAACCCAGCTACAGCGCAATACTATTACATAAAGACTGATAATGAAGGGGCGCAAACAAAGTACGACAACCTCGTTGTAGGTCTTTATGCAAAGAATCAGAAAAGCATTAAACAGAAGAAAGGCTTCTGCGAACCGTTCTGCGCGAGGGTTGCTTTGGAGATGTATGACGGAAGTTATACCAAGATAACAAACCCTGTTGTCCTTCTCCCGACCATCAGAAGAAGCTCCCACGCATACAATACACATGGGGAGTTTTCCTTGCGCACACGCTACAGCTTCCTGTACTGCCATCTTGATTCAAGTGTTGATTATACAAAGTGGAGTGATATAGTAAAAGATGTGGTAGTCTTTATATCAGACGGTGTGAATATATATGATACGGCCGTAGAGCAGCCGTATAATATGGACAATAACATAAAGAAGCTGATAGAAGCGGCGTTTTATTCGACACCGACAGCTTCCGACCCAGACTTTCTGACAGACGGAGTAGCATACAATACGGAAACATCTGGAGACCAAAGGAACAAGCTGTATAAGACTTGGGTAGATAGTTCGGCATCAGGGGATAGACGTTGGTTTGTTTTACAGGAGCGTCCTGAGAACAAGATTCAAGAGGATATTGCCAGCCTTTCGATATATTACAGGCTGTGTTCTTTGGGAAGGATAGGCACAAGTGGCTTTGTTGGGTTATCTGAAAAGATAGACACTCACACATTAGAGAATCTTACTACTCAAGAGACGCTTCCGAATGACGACTATTATTCCCACTGCAAGCTGAAAGCCTCTTTCTTGAATACGTACAACTCCCGTCTGAACATGGCTGGGGTTGAACGAGGATTCTTTGAGGGGTTTGAGGACTTCCTTCCTTACGACAACGCATCACCAGCCTTGCAGTACACGTCTTATGTAACCATAAAGACACCATCGGGAGATAAGATAATCAGCCATACATATACAACACAACAAAAACAGGAGCTGTATTTCTATTATCCAGACCCAAGGGCTACGCACGTAACCATTATGCAAGGCACAACATGTATGATGGACTTACCATTAAAGGAGCATCAGGGCTTGAATGGGGCATACGCACTTCGATACCTACCCGGAGGACTTTTGGATGACCCACAATACCGCCCGTCAGCATCTGCTCCTTCAACCACCAACAACAACGACACGGAGAAGCTTGGCAACTACTTATTAAATTCTGAGGTGAACAACCCGTTTGTGTTCCAAAAAAGCGGTTATCACAAGGTGGGAGACGGGAAGATAGTCGGTATGGCCTCGCAGACACAGGCATTGAGCCAAGGTCAGTTCGGTCAATACCCGTTGATGGTGTTCACGACAGAGGGAATATGGGCATTGAGCCTTGACAACACAGGTCAGTTCGTGGCTATACACCCCATGAGCCGAGAGGTGGCGCTTGAGAACAATCCTTGCATCCTTCCTGTGGATGGTGCGGTGTTCTTCGTGTCGAAGAAAGGACTGATGGTAGTAAGTGGAAGCACGGTTAAGTGTGTGAGTGAGCAGTTAAGCGGAAAGACTAATGGAACGATGGGTAACTTCTGCGACTATCTTGCGAGTGCTTTCATGGCGTATGACTACAGGGATTCGCTGATATGGATATTTGACGGGAGAAGCACAACGAGTGGAGGAACGACAACGTTTGGCAGCAGATATTGTTATATCTATAGCATCAAGAGTGGCACGTTTGGTTCGTATGACTTTGGCCAAGTATCAAGCCAAGATGTTATCATCGAGAATGCGGTCAACAACTATCCCGACTATCTGATTCAGAGGAATACCACCTCCAGCACGAAGCCTATCTTTACCTTACTTGGCAGGGATGACATCAACGTGGAGGCGGCTGCCGTTACTCCTGTGACATACAGCCCGAAGCTCATTACCCGTCCTTTGAAGTTAGAGAACGGCTTGGCTTTGAAGAGTTTGGTTCAGATTAAACACATCTGTTCATTGACAAGTGCGGCCACGCAGCCTCTAACGTTAGTGATAAAGGCTTCTAACGATGCAAAGTCGTGGGTAACTCTGAGTTCGTTAAGAGGCTTGCCTTGGAAATACTACAAGTTTGAATACACGTTCACGAGAATTAGGTCGGTAGACACCTTTGCCGGAACGATCGTGGTGACGGAAGAGAGAAGGACGAACAAATTGAGATAAGCCCATCCCCATCCCTTCCCCAAGGGAGGGGGGATTAAACGCCCGCCTGTTCTTCTTTCTGTTGTCGTTTAAGAGCCTGCAATTCTTTGCGGGCTTTTATCTTTGCGCGTTTCGCTTTCAGCCTTTCGTAGTTGCGGATGGTGCGTTTGGTGGGAATAGTCCTTCCGTCATCATCAATGAGATGTCGTTTGATTCCCATTCGCGTGTCTGCGAGTATTCGTGGAGTGACGAAGAACTCTGGGGCTGGACGAAGGACTGCGAAGCGGAGGATATAATACAGCTTCTTCCCAGCGAACTCCCTCTTTTCCGACATCTCAAGGACTTGGTTATAGAGAGAGTAGTACATACGTTTTCTATAAGGGAGCATCTTGTTTACATGGGTAAAGTCTCCTTTTACCATTGGGGATATTACTTGCAAGGCTTGCTTTGGTGTGATGTAATAACGTGGTGCAGGGAGAAGGATGGCTTTCCTGTAGGCTTGCTGTTGAGACCAGCACTTGTCGGCGACCTGCGAGTAAGCTTTGATGAGGTCGTCCTGTCGTTGTTTGGTGATGTCGTAATCTACTTTCATTGCCTTTGAACTTTGAACTTTGAACATTGAACTTTAGGTGTTGCAAATATAAATCATTTCCTTGTTCTGTGCAACGTTTTTGTTGCGCGTAGCAAATGATAACAAATGTTTGGTGGGTGTGTTAAGAAATTATAACATTTATAACTCAAAACAAGGAAAGACGAATGTCTTTATCTCCTATTTTTGTGCGCAGAAATATTGTAAACTTATGGCAAATTTATTCGCAAAGAAACCCCTTGACTTTGGCGTGAAGCCATTGGAACAGCCCGTTCCTGTGTACAGACCACAAGAACCAGGGAGTATTGCTGCGGCATATAAAGCAGCAGAGGAGAATGGTACGTGGAAGCCTACGGTTCAGCCACAGACTGTAAAGGCCATGCCAGCCGTCAATCCAAACAGCGACACAAGCGGTATGGATGCTCTTTTGTCTATGTACACCAGCCCCGAGGATGAGCTGAAGATGAAACGTGCAAGCATGAACAACCAACGGATATTGGCTGTTGCAGATGCTTTACGGCACATCGGGAACATCTATAACACCACGAACTACGCTCCAGCCCAGCAGTTCAACAACCCTGTGTTAGAGGCACGTCAGCGTTACCAGCAAGACAAAGCTTTACGTGATGCGGCCAATGCAAGATACATGACCTATCAACAGGCAAAGGCAGCGCAAGACCAGAAACAGAGACAATGGGAGGCCACGTTTAACTATAACTTGGCGAAGGACGCAGCAGACTATGAGTTGAAGAAACAGCAAGCAGACGCTAATGTAGCCCGTCAGAATGCACTTGCAGAGCTTGACAAGGCAAGACAAGAGGGTGTGATTTCCGAGAACGAGTACAAGAGGATACGCAACGAATGGTATCCCAAACAACAGGAGGCCGCGCTTGAGAAAACAAAGGCGCAAACGCAGTCTGCAAAGACAACCGCATGGAACAGCACCCGATGGACGAATGAGCGCATCAGGAAGTCACAAGAAGGTGGTGGCGGTGGAGGCGGAAGCAAGAGTTTCGGAGACCCGTTGGAAACTCCCAATGGAAAGATACGGCCTATCAGCAGAAACTACCCAGACCAAATCCGACAGATGTATGATTATGCGAAAGAGAACAACATGATACAATCTGAATCTGGCAATGATGCTTTGTCGAGAATCCAAGCGAGATTTCGTAACACCAAAGAACCGACTGACGCACAGAAACGACAGGTAGTTATGGGCTTGCTTCGTAACAATCCAGCAATGGCCAATTACGCCCATGAGATGTTTGGCTGGGAATATGTGAACGGTGGTACTACAAGCGGAAGAGGCACTATGCCCGGCGTTCAAGTTAGTGGGAATGATAATAGCAGAGGTACAATGCCCGGTGTTCAATAAATAAATTGATATTTATGAAAAACGAAAGCAGAGAGTGGTTGTACAAAACCCTTAGTGGGAACGGATATAACGTAGGTAAAGACTATGCTCAGTTCGATTCTTTGATGACGAACAACGCCGATAGCCGCAAGTGGGTGTATGAAACCATGCGCAGCAACGGATATAATGTTGGTAAGGACTATAACGAGTTTGAAGGTCTTGTCAATCCCGTACAAGCTACAGAGCAACCAACGGGTGTTGTAAATCGCTTCAAGGATAAGGTAAGCGCCATTAAGGACAAAGCCGAACAGGTAGCCAACCAGCCTACGGTACATGTAGGCGGTGACGGGATGACCTTTACTGAATCCCAGCTTGATTCCATAGATAATGGTGCGAAGCCTGTTTATGTAGGAAACCAACCCGTTCAGCAACCTAAACAGGCCGTTCAGCAGACTGAACCACGTAGAACACTCAGAACTCCACAAGAGTTGAAAGAGGAACTGCGTCAGATTAACCCTGATGTGGCAGACAAGGCAGAGGCATTGGAGCGCACAGAACGTGAGACACGCGCCTTTGCTCCTACACATCTTGTAGAGGATTACAACCGCACAGCCGAAGAAACAAACAAGGAACTGACGGAAGCATTTAAGCGTGGCGCATTCAGACGGCCTACACTTGATGACGAGTTGGAGGCAGCGTACAGAGACAAAGCACGTTTAGAGGAAGAGATTTCTGCAAATGCTGGCCCTGGTGGAGCATCAAAGGGGTGGGCTACAAAGATGTCACAGGCAAGTAACGGCTCACCTATTGATGTAAACACAGCAGACGAGGACAGACGCGCAGCACTCAGACAGGTTGAAAACAGGATACAAACCCTTGAGGATGAGAAGAACAATGCAGGTTTCTGGAGAGGATTGAGCGGCGATCTGTTCAAACCACAGAATTGGAGCTTCGGAATCGTAGACTTGGCCGATGCCACAAGGTTGCGTAATGCTGTTGGTGCTGGAGACAAAGTGACAGACACCCAGAAGGAGTTGTTGCGTAACACGCTTTTGGCTAATGATGCAGAATCAAGATACGGTCGTAATCGCAACGCTTGGTACAGAGCAGGTAAGATGGGCGCACTCAGCATTCAGATGATGCCCGACTTTATGCTTGGTATGGGTGGCATGAAATCCGCAGCAAGAACGGGTATAAACCTTGCAACGAAAGCTGGCGTTAAGGCTCTTGGCGAGAAAGCCATGCAGAAGGGGCTTATCAAGTACACCACGAAAGCTCTTGGCTTGGCTGGCGGTTCACTTGCTGGCGGTGCGAGAATGGTCAATACCATACAGCTTCCGCGTTTAGGCGCAGAGGCCATGAAGAACTATAACGGCAACCTCGTTCAAGACGAGAACGGAAAGTATAAGTTCGAAGATGGAGAAGAAAACTTCTTGGATGCCGTATTAAAGGCCGAACAGACACTTATCCCCGAAGCCGCAAGCGAGGTTGGTGGTGAGTTTACGCCCGGCGTAGGAAGAATCCTTGGCGGTTTAGGCATGAAGAAGATAGCTAAGGGCCTTTCTGCGGTGCAAGGTACAAAATTGTACAAGAACGTAAGCAAGGCCTTGGCAAAGACAGGATTCAACGGCGCACCAAGTGAAGCATTTGAAGAATATGCCAATGATGTGTATTCAATGATGCTTGGCGATAAGAGTGGTATCTTTGGTGAGAACGGACAAGGCGGATGGGGAGAAGGCCAAAAGCATTTGGATATTTGGCTTGGCACAGGAACGCTTGGTGCTTTGCTTCACGCCCCCACGATAGCAGGTACTGGCTTTGGTGCTGCTCAATATTATAGATATAAGCACAAGACGAACACAGCCGACAAGAATGCGAAAGAGCTTCTTGGTGCGATGACGTGGGATAATATCAAGAAAAGCATTGATAATTCCACAAACGACAACATTTCCGATGTTGTAACAGCAATCTTTAAAGCAGGCGGTCTTGACAGAGAAGGAAAGAAAGCTGTCATCGACTACGCAGGTAACTTGCAGAAACAACGTGGTTTCAGCCTTGGACTGACCGCTGCAAAGAATGAAGAGGGAAGAGGCAAGGAAGGTGCTACTGCCGATGTACTCGACAACAGTTATGGTGCAGGTTATGAAGCAGAAGGAAGGGAGCAGAAGGAAGGTATAAAAGCCACCTTTGACGCTGCCACGCAGAACCTTGATGCTATGGGCGAGGATATTGCCTCGATGGTGAAGGATGAAGAGAATCCTCCAATGGCTGTACTCAGTTATATGATGGGCCACAGGGATTCCTATAGCGATGAGCAGATTTCAGCCGCAGCCGACTACTATCAGGCAAAGATGCAGCTTCAAGGTATGGAGCAAGCAGAAGCAGACAATGCCGAGATAGAAGGTGAGCAGACACCGAAACCATTATATACTACCGTAGAGCAGAGCGATGGCAAGTTCAACGTGAGTTCGTTTGACAAGAACGGCAACCTATTAGGACAGCAGAGCTTCGACACAGAGGACGAAGCCAATGCCTATCGTGGAGAGGTGAAGATGCAGAAAGAGCATCAAGACCTACAGGACTATATTGGTAGGATGGGGGCGCAAGGTGCTAATACCATCGCTCAGTTTGAACAGGAGAACGGCTGGGAACCAGGTACTATACAAAAGCTGACCGAAGCAGACCCGATGCAGATGAGTGACGAGGAGTTGCAGATGGCCGACCAAGCAAGAGCATTCCTCCAAGAACAGGCTTATCCTCCTACGGAAGTTCACATCGGACATAGCGAGGAGCAGGGTGCAGAGGCAGCAGACGATGCAGACATCGACACCGACACGCCAAATGCAGAGGTGGTTGCGTCTGTTGTCGTTCCTTATGTGGAGTCAAGAGACAAACTTTCCGACCTATTCAAGCGTAATGAAGAATTAGCCGAAGAGGTGCAGCTTTATGAGCAGATGGGCAAGAGCGAACAGGAGATTGTGTCTATGCTCGACACCTTTAAGCCAGAAGATGTGCAGACCGTCATCGACTACTATAACGCCCAAGCCCGTCTCGATGGTTTCATGAACCGCAGTAAAGAGAAGATTGAGGAGCGCGTGAGGCTTGAGAGAGGACGCAGAACGTTCAAGGGTGTGATTAACGGACAGCCAGACGTGCGTGATTTGGTGGAGATTACAGACGGGGAGAATACCTATACGCTTGTAAACGGGAACATCCGCACCAATGAGCAAGGACAGGTGACGGGTTCTGACGGTGTTATTATCGCACTCGACCAGAACGGGAACTTTGTGAGCCTTGGCGGAAACAGCACATTAAGCGTACTGCCAAGTGAGACTACCCTTGACAATTGGGAGGAAGCGTATCGTAACCAAGTACAGGAGAACGCAACCGCATCTATTGACCCGAATGGGGTATTACAAGAGACAACCGACAACGGACAACCGACAACGGAAGAGCCGATAGAGAATGGAGAGCAAGCCGGTGGTGAGGCAGGTCAAACGACGACCGGAGCAAACGAGCCATCGGCGCCTCCAGCTCCACAGGAGAATCAGCCTATTACCATTGAGAGCGTAACAGGCGAGGATGGTGTGAAGCGTTATGAGCAGGGAGTAGATGTTGATACGGCCATAAAGGACATGGAGGCTGACGGCTTGGACGTGAACGAGTGGTCAGACCTTGCCATCAACGAGGCACAGGAAGAGCTGAACAAGATGAAAGCTCCCAAGACCCGTGCGGAGTATGTGAAGAACGCCCAGCGTAAGAATGAGCTGCAAGCCACTATAGATTATTATAATAATGTTAAGAACCGCTATACTGAGTTGCATCCCGTCTATGCCGATGCAGCACCGTTTGTAGAACGACTTAACAAGGCTACAAGCAAGAAGAACGCAGACGACATACTGAACGAAGCTTTACAGGCTGGCGTGAATCCTTCCGAGATACAGGCTGCACACACGCAGAAGGTTTCTGATATTATCACGAAGGAAGAGGAAGCACGACAGAGAGCAGAGGAAATTACTGATACTGACAAGAAGAATATTGCTCAATACGGAGGAACGCCCGAGGGCAGGGCTTCGCTACTCGACAAGAAACGTGGCAGCGCAGAGAAACGCCGCAAGCTTGCAAAGGAGATTTACGGAGAGTACTTTGATGACGACTTTGAGGCCATCAGAGACCTCCGAGAACTTATCTCCTCATGGTTAGGAAAGGGTAGGGCATTAGACCCCGACACCTTCGGACAGGAGCTTGGCTGGGATATGGGCGTAGGCAAGGATGCCGCGAAAGTATCCACTATGTTCACGAAACGTAGGGAGAACGGTGGTGACGGCATGACGTTCAATGACTTCGTACACATGGTGTGGGAAGCCAGCGGAGGCAGGTTTGACACCGATGAGATACGGAACGAGCTTTTAGACATGTTCCAAGGCGCACAGGACAAGACCGACCTCACGGAGTATCAGTTGCAGTCGAGAATTGCCGAGGCCGAGATGAGGATGCAAGGCGAGCTGGAGAGAGCAGAACAGGCAGCACAAGAGGGAGAGACCGAGCAAGCGCCAATTGGTGACGGTATGTTGCCGTTTGCACCGATGGAAGGCGAAGAAGCTCCTGTCGCACCGTCCGAACAGTTGAAGCCTACAGACTTGAGGGATAATGTAAAACCCGAATCAGCAAAGATTGGCGAAAGCAAGAAGGAACTACAAGAAAAAATAAAAGGTTGGCTGACAGACGAAAACGTAGAATGGGCCGAGGGGAAAGACCTTAACGAAGTCATTGAGCGTTTCGGAAACGAACCAGAACCCATTGCTGTCATGCCAGAGATTGTGAGGAAGAATATTCCTTCACTCGACACAGATTACCTTTACTGCGGAAAGGCTTACTTTATTGACCACCATGCGAATCATCATCCCGAACTCGACATTGATGAGTACGACAACATTCAAGAAATACTTGATTCTTATGATGACATAAAAGACCTTTCGGATGGAGGAAATCTCAGAATAGCCTTTGTTAAAAAATTAGACAAGGGATATGCCGTAGTAGCTGAATTGTCAAAGGAGAATGATAAGATTGTTCTTCACAAGACGTTCTTCTATCGAGACGCCGCAGGTAAGCGCATACCTTATAAGAACAAGCCGAGTATTTTAGAAAAGTGGTCTGTGGACGGTAGTACCACAATCAGTCCTGTTGAAAGCCAACAGCCGGCAGACACCGAGAATATTTCTGCTCTTGACCAATCTTCTGAGGGCAAAGATACAAATGAATCGGAAGAAAAGCAAGAAAAAGTCGAAAAATCTTCAAGTAAACAAGATTATTTAACATCTCACCCCCTTACTGAGGAGCAGATCATGGCCGATGCAGAATCCACAGAGGATGAAAAGCTTGCGGCTGTGGACTATCTGAAAGGTGAGGACGACAGCGCCATCTCGCAGTTCTACTATGATGAGATTTACAGAAGGGCTACCCAGACAGAAGAACAGAAGGACAAAGAAGTTGAGGATAAATCCGAGCGAACAGGAAAGACGTTTAACCTCGATGATGTAGAAGCCCTAAAGAGCGCTCCAAGCGGAGTAAGAGGTGCGATAAAGGACTATGCTGTTTCGGCATACAATAGTGCATACCTCAAAGTTCCATCGTTCCAATTCGGCATTCCCGAAGAACAGCAGGAGAACATGACGTATGAGAAGTTCTTGGACGAGTTCAAGGAACAGGCTGGTGTGCTTGCAAGAGGATGCGAGAAATATCTCCCAGCAGTCTATGAATACATAGAAAGCAAGCTTGACAAACGGGGATTGAATCATCAGAAATATGCGCAGCCTATTGAAACGGAAAATCCGACAGAGGCCATTGAACAGGCTGCAAAGAGCTTCCGCCAACAGCAGAAGGCACAGGATAGAGCCGACATTGATGCCGCATTGAAGGAGTTCAACGACTTCTTGGATGGTGCGAAAGGAAACACGCTTCTTGGCAAGCTGATGTATAAAGGTCTTGAAGGCAACGACAAGGCAAAACTTGACCTTACCGTGCTGAATGCCGCACAACGTGCGTTCATGAAAGACCTGCTGAGACTGGCTTCAAAGGTGGGTTACGCTTATATCAAGAGTGGCGTTCACAACGTACAGGCATGGAGCAAGCAGATGTCGGAGAGCATTGGCAAGAAGCTAAAGGAAGTGCTTGGCTGGGATGAGGCTACCATTGACGACTTTATCGGAGAGGTTTGGGAACAGAAATACACGGTCGATGGGGAGCGAATGAAGCTCCGCGAACACGCTGAAAAGTTAAATAAAAATAAGGAGGCCGACCAGACTGTTAACGTTAACAAACAGAAGAACAATGGTACGGAAAATGTTGTATCTTTGCAGCAAGAAGCCGAGGCAGAGCCTCAGCCTGCGGAGAAGGGTTTGCAGGTAGACTTTGATGAGATAGAGTCTTTGAAGAAAGCTCCGTTCTCTGTGCGTGAGACCATTAAGGATAATGCAATTTGGGCTTATCAGGATGCTGTAATAAGCAATTTGGGAAGCATCTTCGGTTTTACACACGAGGAAAGAGAGGAGAAGAAGTACAACAGCTTCGTTGAGAACTTCAATAGAAGAGCTGGCGACTTGTTATCCAAAGGCTGCGAGCCATATCTTCGCGATGTGTACGACTATATCTCCAAGAAGATTGGAGAGCAATTAGAGCGGAGGAAGGCTGAGAAGGAGGCTGAGGTTGCGACTGAGTCGCAACAGACGGGAAAGCTGGAGGGTGACTCAGCGGAGTTCGCCAAGGAACAAAAGAAGAAGAGTGAGCTTGGTGTTGCGATTTTTTCTGCATTGAGAGCCGCCGTATTCGATGGCGATGTTCAGTTAAAGACGATGCAGAACGTTAAGGCACTCGCAAAGGAATACGGGCTTGAGAACCTGAGTTCCACCGACCTTCAAGAGATGGTTGAGGCAGAAGTGGTACAACTCGCCCGTAGGATTGCAGAACATAAGAAGTGGACGCCAGAACAGAAGTATGAGAACATTGTACGCCTGTATCAGACGCAGCCGAGCTTGAACGCGAGAGACAACGACAGGATTAACCTCCAGCAATACTCAACGCCAGCTCCTATGGCTTATCTCATGGGAAGGTTTGTAGACCCGAATGATGAGGCACAGAGCGGACTTGAGCCGAGCGCTGGAAACGGTATGCTTACGATAGGGTTGCCGAAGGACATCATGCACGTCAACGATATTGACGAGATGCGTCTCTCCAACCTTGCCAAGCAGGGCTTCAAGGAGGTGACAAGTCAAGACGGAACGCTGCCGTTTGGAGATAAGAAGTACGATGTAATCGTGACCAATCCTCCGTTTGGCAGCACAGAGCCGAAGGTGTACGACCTATACTCTATCAGTGGATTGGAGCATCAGATGGCTATCAACGCCTTGGATGCGATGAAGGACGATGGCAGGGCCGCGATTATCATTGGAGGCAACACCGAGTACACCAATACGGGTGTCATCAAGGGAAAGGACAGGTCGTTCTTGAACTACCTCTATTCGCACTACAATGTGGTAGATGTGATTAACATGGATGGCAAGAGCCTGTATTCAAGACAGGGAACGGGCTTCCCTGTAAGGATGATTCTTATCAACGGAAGAAAGGAGTTCGAACCTAACACCTTCGCCCCCGTACAGAGCAAGGCAAGAGCCGAGCAGATAAAGACATACGATGAATTATATAAACGAGTAAACGATGACATACTATCTGACAACAACAAGCCCGCTGGTGTTCACGACACAGAAAGCGGAGAGGGTGGAAGAGTGGATGATACCAGACATGCTGGAGCTTCTGCTCAAACGGGAGTACGAAATGTACGAACCGAAGGAGGCGAAGGCCAACCTTCAGTACGTGCTGAACTCAGACCAAGTGTTCAGGGAGGTGATAACGCCACCGAGCGAACTGACGCCGCAGAGCAGCAAGAAGTGGATAGGGGACTTCCTGATGTCGGAGGCAGGTCGGGAGCTAATGAGCCAAGTGGGTCAGCCCCTGCACCAGCAAACGGAGAAGGAGGAAACGTTTCTGAACGAGGAAACGACACTGAGCGACCTGCTGCCGAGTCTGGCGAACCCAGCGGAGGCGGACGTAGCCCAAGGGTGGACGACACACACCGTGTATTAGGAGCGGAGAAAGTTCCCTATAGACCACAAAGTAACAACCCATATTCTTTGCAGTCGCAGATGCCTGCAGAACAGGCTGACGTTGTAAAGAAAGCACTTGAAGATTTGGGCGATGTTGACGAGTTCTTGGTTAGAGAACTTGGTTATTCTTCCGTTGAAGATTTGTATCATGGCTCACAATCTCCCGAAAAACACGGAGGCTTGGCAGCAGAGCAGATTGATTCTGTCGCAATGGCCATCCACCAAATGAACCAAGGAAATGCCTTTATCATTGGCGACCAAACGGGTATCGGTAAAGGCAGACAGGCAGCAGCACTCATACGCTACGGAGTTAAAAAGGGAGGATTCCCCGTATTTATCACGGTGAAGAAAGCCCTGTTCTCTGATATGTACCGCGACCTTTGCGACATCGGAAGCCCGAAGCTGAAGCCGTTCATTTGGAGTGCAGATGATAGCGAGCATTCGGGTAATGTTACCGACAAGGACGGTAAGGTTATTTATGAGATGCCGAGCAAGAGCGAACAGAAGCGTGTCGTAGACTACATCAATAAATATGGCAAGCTTCCAAAAGAATACGACTACGTTCTCACCACCTATGACGCATTCAAGAGTGGTACGATGGACTATGAGAACGGGCAGAAGAAAGCACGTAAGTTCGCAAAAGGCAAAACGGCTGGCCCCGTTCATATAAACGGACAGGCCAAACGCGATGCTCTGGAGAGGTTGGCAGAGAACAGCTACGTGATTATGGACGAGAGCCATAACGCAGGTGGCGAGGGAAGTAACATCAGCAATTACTTGCAGTATATCACTACAAGGGCAAAGGGCATCACATTCCTGTCGGCTACGTTTGCTAAGCGTCCGGGCAACATGCCTATCTATTCGCTAAAGACCGCTATCGCTAAAGCTGGAGTTGAGGTTGCCGACCTTATTGATGCCGTTAAGCGAGGCGGTGCTACCTTCCAAGAGATTATGTCGAAAGCTCTCACCGAGGCAGGTCAGATGATCCGCCGCGAGAGAGACATGACGGGTGTTACTATCGACTGGCGAGGCATAGAAGATGAGCAGGTCATTGAGAAACAGCGCCAGCAGTACGATGAGATAATCGGTCTTTTTAACGATATTATAGATTTCCAGCGTACTTACGTAGACCCCATCATCGACAAATTGAATGATGATGCGGCAGATGCGCAGGGGGCAGTAGACCACACGCCCGGTACGCGCGACATGGGCATCAACAACACGCCGTTTGCTTCACGTACCTATAATATGGTACAACAGGTACTCCTTTCACTGAAAGCCGAGGAAGCCGCCAAGCGTGCTATTGAACATTTGAAAGAAGAACGCAAGGCTGTTATTACCGTTGCCAACACCAACGAGGGAGCAGCCGATGAGGTTTCTGCGGCCAATGGTGAGTCGATGGAGATGCCTGACTTGAGCGTGAACTTGAAGAAAGGATTGCGCGGAACGCTTCGTATCACAAGAAAAGACGGGTACGGAGATTCTAAAAACAGCGAGATACCTTTCGGTAGTCTCAGCCCAGAAGGACAAGCAAGGTATCAAGAGATAATGGATGCCATTGACAATGCTTCTACGGGATTAAGCCTCAGTCCTATTGATGTCATCAAGAACGAATTGAAGAAAGCTGGCTATAAGGTTGGAGAGCTGACAGGCCGAAAAGCCGAGTTCGTCTATAACGAGGACGGAAGCGTGAAGCGAGTAAACCGCAAGGACACCGACAAGAAGAAGGTCGCAGCAGACTTTAATAATGGTAAGCTTGATGCTCTTATATTGAATAAGAGTGCAGGTACGGGTATATCGCTACACGCCTCTACCACATTCAAAGACCAGCACCAGCGCATCATGATTGTCGCACAGGCACAGGGTGACGTGAACGATGAGGTGCAGATTCGTGGTCGTATCGACAGAACGGGGCAAGTGCAACGTGGTGCTTATGAATACGTTGTCTCTCAGATTCCGTCAGAGCAAAGGCTGTTGATGATGCTGAAAGCAAAATTGCGTTCGCTGGATGCCAACACCACAAGCTCGCAGAAGTCGAAGTTCAATGAGATGCAAGTACAGGACATCATCAATAAGTATGGTGACCAGATAGTCATTCAGTATCTCGCAGAGCATGTAGACCTTGCCGAGAAGATGCAGAATCCTCTCAAATGGGATGGAGATTGGCAGACAAATACGCCAGAGCAGCTTGTGAACACCGCATCAAAAGCAGATACCGATGGCGGAACGGCCAGCAAGGTTCTTGGACGAATGGCGCTCTTGAAAGTGAAGGAACAGGAGCAGATGCTCGATGACATATCTTCACTTTACCAAGCCGAGATTGACCGTCTGAACGATATGGGCGAGAACGACTTGGAGATTACCGAGATGCCGTTGAAAGCCAAGACACTCAGCAAACAAGTATGGGAGCAGGGTATTGAACCAGGAGGAAAGAATCCGTTTGCCGACAACAGTTATGTTGAGAAGGTGAACATGGACGTTCTCAGAAAGCCCATGAAGGGTAGTGAGGTCAAGGCCGCACAAGAAAGATTACTTGGCGGAAAGACGTGGGACGAATACAAGCAGTCTGTACTTGACAAGCTTGACAAGTGGGCTGAGGACAAGAAATCCGACACCACAGAGACCATCACTGCAAGGGCCGAGAAGAAAGCCGAGGCAGAGAAGGAGAAGTATATTAAGGGTGCGAAGAAAGCACAGGAGAAGAACGGCATGACAGATGCCGAGATAGAGAAGAACGGCCAGCTTCAATATGACACCTTCTACAAACAGGAGATGGAGAAGCTGAACAACGCTCTTGCAGCTATCGAGAAACAGAAGGATGTGTTCGTTGATGCCTTGGAGACCTTCACAACTGACGGAGTATATGCTTTGCCGAGCAACATCTACGACCTTGGAAGGATGACCTTTGAGCCGGGCTTCGGTAAGCTGATAGATATGAAGATTGCCGATAACTTCTCCACGTCTGCCAGCACCATCAGCTTCGCAACCCTTGACGGACGAAGGAAGATTACCATCCCCATCAGTGGCATGGTGAAGCAGCAGAACAACGAGAAGCGAGGGATATTCCCCATCATCAATACTCTGACGGCACAGACGAGGCATGGTATGTTCGGACAGAATATGTCGAACACCTTGAAAGTGTTAGGACAGAACCTTGACAATTGGGATAAGCTCACATCCACCGCAGCCCGTAAGGATGGATATATCATCACAGGAAACCTTCTGAAAGCCCTTGTATCCACGCGAGAGCAGCATGTAGGAGGAAAGCTGATTTCCTATACTGCCGACACAGGCGAGGTGCGCCAAGGCATTCTGATGCCCGACAACTTCGAACCTGCCGGACTGACAAGCAAGACACCCATCTCTGCAAAGAAAGACGAGTTGAGGTATTCAAGAGACAAGGTGGAGAGTGCCGATGGTGATGTGAGCATCCGCGTGACGAATGATTACGATTGGCGTGAACACGCTTATAACACTTTAGAGCTGACAGTACCCAAGTCAGTGAAGAAGGGTGCGAAGTATTTCAACGACCAAACCTTGTTAGACCTTATGCAAGGTCAGTTCGAAGGCTCAAGCAGAATGAAGGCCGAGTTCAAACGTGAGAACCTCGATGCCGTGATGAAGCGTTTGGATGAGCTGGGCGTGACCGTACAGGAGCAGAATAACAACGACACCGACAGAAGGTTTGATGAGGATATAGAAGATGCTTACACAGCAGAAGAGCAGTCCATCATTGACGAAGCCAAGAAGAACGGCACGTACATGAAGGCTCCAAACGGGAAGAAGAGTAATCTTACACCGAAGCAGTGGGTCAGAGTCCGTACCAAGGCATTCAAAGATTGGTTTGGAGATTGGCTAAAAGGCGCTCAGGCTGTGACTGTTGTCAATACCTCATTAGAACACGGATTCAAGAACTTCGCAGATGCACGTCAGTGGGCAAAGAAAAATATTGCAAGGGTTTATACAAACGAAGAAACTGGCGGAAAAGGCGAGATTCGTATAAGTGGAAATGCGATAGAGAAATTTACATCAGAGGATGCAGTAAAGAAGAGCGACAACAAAGATGTCCACATGGCCGTTCTCAAAGTATTGCCATCAGTTATTAAAGAAGGCGTTGATGCTGATACTCACCCAGACTACATCAAGATAGACGGCGTGCGTAAACCCGAAAACGGAGTAAACCCGGGCGTTACCATACATCGCGTATATGGTGGAGTTGAAATAGATGGAAAGATTTATCGTGTTAAAGTAACTCTTAAAGAAGATAGAACGCAAGAAATTAAGAAGAGGGCATACAGCTACGAGGCAACAAAAATAGAGTTGATGGACGGTCAAAGTGCAACCCCCGTAGGAGTTCCCCGCAATTCCAACAACTCTATTCTGCTTGCAAATTTACTAAAAAATATTGATAAGTCGTATACAAACGGTGAAAAAATTATAGATTCTTCACAAATCATAGATGAAAATGGTGAACCGAAGGTGGTTTATCATGGAAGTAGAAGCAACAACATTAGTGTTTTTGATAATTCCAAAGCTGAGGCAAGACATTCTGGTTCAACTTTATCAAAGCATTCTGATAGGACTCATTTCTTTACAGACTCAGAAGATGCAGCAGACGCCTCCTATGCAAAAGGCATAACCGGAACGGTGTATCCAGTTTTCCTAAATATTCGAAACCCAAAAGTTGTCGACAATAAAGGGGCAAGATGGGATGGCACAGGCTACGTTTTACAAAAGAAATCAAGGATTACTAATGGATGGAGAAGAGTTTATCCAAAGAACGGGAATCTCGACTATTTTACTAATGGTGACCATATAAACAAGGATGGCCATACAAACTATAGGGACGATTCTGAATACAAATACGAACTTGTTAATGTCACAGAACCAACAGATGTTATAGTAGAAAAAGCTATCTTAGATGAACAGCAGTATGATGGTGTCATAATAAAGAATGTGGTAGACGCATCTTCAAATTATGATGAACCTGTTATCGCCGACGATTTTGTTACATTTGTGTCTCCCAACCAAATCAAGTCCGCCACCGAGAACAACGGAGATTATTCTAACGAGAATCCCGGCATTCGTTTCGACCAAGGCGTTGCCGAGGCACGACAGCAGAGCGACAGCAAGCAGCGTATCGCCCAGCACATTGACAGCTTAGTCAAGAAGCTTGGCACGAAAGCAAAGACCACCGTCTATCACTCTTTAAGTGAGCTGCCAGCAGATGCGCGTAGGCATGTTGAGGATGCTCACAAGAGAGGTAGGAAGGTACGTGGATGGTATGAGAACGGGCGCGTGTACCTGTTCCTTCCCGACATTGATTCCACCTATCAGGCAGAAAAGACCATTTGGCATGAGACCGTAGCCCATCACGGACTGCGTGAGCTTATTGGCGCAAAGAACTACAACGAGCTATTGAAGCGGTTGTGGCTTGAGCATAAGGATGGCGACATGGGCGAGTGGGTGACGAAACGAATGGAGCAGAACGGCTGGAGCCTTGCAGAGGCCATTGACGAATACTTAGCAAGGGAAGCAGAGAAAGAGCCGTTCAAAGAGCCGAGCCTGTGGAAGCGTCTGCAATGGATGCTCACCGAGATTCTGCACAAGATGGGCTTCACTTCCGACCCGACCATCACGGACATTCAGTATTTGTTCTGGGTAAGTCAGAACCAGATACGCGAGAACGACCCGATGACGAAGATGAAACAGGCAGCGTTCCTGTTCAGACTTGAAAGGGAAGTTCCCGATACGCCGTATGTGAACATGATGGCGAGGAAGGTGGAGGATATTTACAACCCCGAGGCTCTTGATGCTTATGACGATGGCAGACGTCACTCAGAAGAGACAGACGAAGAAGTTATCGAGAGGCTGGAGAAAGAGCCGAAAGTGAAAGCCTATCGCGCCATGCAGTTGATAGACGGAAAGCTGTATCCTCCGATGGCCGCAAAGCAAGGTGGAAAGCTGGTAGCTCCTATCGAGTTGGGAAAGTGGGAGAGAGCAGATGAGCATCCCGAGATGGCTGACGAGAACGGAAAGTTCAAGTTGGATAAGGGTAACGGCAAGACCTTGAAAGCTGCGTATAATCCTTATATCCACACTTCCACAACCATGCTGAACGACCAATTCAGCGAGGCACAAAGCCGTCCTAATCTTGTAGTTGTTGAGGTTGAGGTTCCCGAAAGCGAACTGACATCGGGCTACAAGGCAGAGAAAGCGAAAGATTCTGTCGGAAAGGTAGATTGGAAAGCTGGCGTCATACAAGGTCAGTTAAGTGGAACGCGAGAGGTAATTCTTAGTCGTTGGGATAAGCCCGTAAGAATTGTTCCTGTTGAGGAAGTTGCCAAACACATTGCTGATATGGTAAAAGACAGGGTGGAGGTTATGCCTACCAATGTCGTAACACCTCAGCAGCGAGAAGAGATGGAGAAGCTTGGCGTTAAGTTCGTAGAGACCGACAACCGGGGAATGCTCGTTGACGGTGAGAACAAGGGCAAGAGCTATTCTTCTGTGTACGGCAAGAAAGCAGAGCGCAGGTACGATGAGGACATTGACGACCCGATGGAGGAGAGCGTGAAGGACATGTACAACGAGCGCACAGACACCGCGCAGTTCGTGATGACCGAGGCTTACCAAGATTCGATGCTGGCATTAAAGACCGCACAGAACGCCATCGTGAAGGACGGGGATATTCCCGATTCGCAAAATGCTTACCAAGCCGAGAACCTGATGCACGGCAAGAGCAAGAACGAACAGGACTTGTTCAACGTGAACTTCCGCGACCCGTTGGTAAAGACCACGAACAAGATTCTGAACAAGATGGGCTGGACGATGCGTAGGATGAATCAGTATCTTATCACGAAGAGTGGTCTTGAGAGAAACAGGGAGCTGTTTGTGAGGGATTGGCTGGAGAAGGAGCGCAAGCGTAGAGTAACTAAAGAAGAAAACCTCAATGACGCAGAGCATGCAATCTACGAGCGTATCGTACGGGCTATCGAAGACGACTTTGAGGATGGAAATATCACAGAAGAGCAGAAGAACGCCAGACTTGCATCAGCCGTCAACGATGCACACCTTGAACACATAGAAAATGTGGAGATTGGCTGGCAAGCGATGAAGAGCAGATGGAACAATCCTAATTACACCTTCGCCGAGTACATGAATGACCTCACTCAGTATATCCAAGGCACTATTGACGAGGATTACGACCCATCGAAGAATGACTATTCTGGCTTGACGGAGATTTATGGCGGTCAGTTTGATGACGTAGAGGCCACCAACGATGTGATGAACGATGAGACCGCTATGGAGGCGGACGCAGAAATGCTCTGGCGTCAGATTAACGAAGCTAACAAGTACGGCTTGGAGCGCTACAGGGAGGCTGGCATGAGAAGCGATGAGGAGATAGACAGGATAGAACGCATGTTCCATTGGTACGTTCCATTGAGAGGATTCGACAAGGAAACCGCCGAGGACGTGTATCAGTATTTCACCTCCAAACAAAAGGCCAATAGTTACGTAGGCGGTCTGATTAAACGTGCAAAGGGTCGTAAGAGCCAAGCCAAGTCGCCCATGGCCACGATGTTCGCTATGGCTTACAAGGCTATCGGAGACTGCAATCAGAACCTTGTGAACCAGCATCTCTACAGATTGTGCCAGGCACACCCGAATGACTTGGTAATTATCAGCGATGCTTGGGCAAGACTGAACCAGACCACAGGCATGTGGGAAGAATCTTATCCGACCATTCCCGATAACGCCACCGATGAAGAGATTCGCCAGATCACCCTCGCATGGGAGCAAGAGAACAAGCGTCTTGAACTCCAAGGTGAGGCAAGGAGGATTAACGGCAAGGGTAAGTTCGACTATAAGTTTGCTGACAAGAAGAGCCGTGACGAGCATATCGTGGAGGTGATGATAAACGGCAAGAAGAAGCTGATGACCGTAGTTGGTAATCCTCGCATGGCACAGGCTTTGAACGGACAGACACGATTCTCCAATGCAAAGAACTTCTTGAGTAGTTGGAACAGCAGAATCAAGCACATGATGTCGAGCGCATACACCTCATATAACCCGACCTTCGCTATGAGAAACCTCATGCGCGACTGGACGCACTTCAGAATGATGCTTGGTGTGAGAGAAGGACAGGGATATGCCCGTGCCGCGAATAAGTATTACAGAGAGACCTTCCCACGTCCTATCCACACAAGAGGCAAGGAAGGAATGAAAACCCTGTTCAAAAAATATCGCGATGGAACGTTGGATATGAACAAGGAGGTCGAGAAGGACTTCAAGGACTTCATGGATAACGGAGGTATCACAGGTTTCGTTCAGATGCAGAAGCTTGAGGACATCGAGAAGCACATGAACAATCTGAACAAGCAGTTGAAGGCTGGCAAGACCATCAAGCTCAACAACAAGATTTGGGATATGACGCTTGGTGTGGTAGAGGCATACAACGAGGCTATTGAGAACAACGCCCGTTTTGCCACGTACAGAGCCTCAAGACACTATGCTGGCAGGACGAAAGCCCGTAGTGCTTACGATGCCAAAGAGGTTACCGTGAACTTCAACAGAAAGGGAGCGGGCGCAAAGACGGCTGGATTCAAGAGCAAGCGCGACAGGGTGACACATGCCGCACAGGTGGCAGGTGTGACAAGTCAGGTGCTTGGCGAAGGAAGAATCTTCAACAACGCCACCATACAGGCTATTGCCACCACGTTCAAGAACTTCCAGAACCCCGATGGTAGCATCAACAAGGGTTATGTAGCAAGATGGGCAAAGGGCTATGCCATTCCTCCATTCGTTTTGGGCTTTGTGATGCCTTATATAAATGGAGCATTGTTTGCGATGCTCGGAGGTAGTGGCGATGACGACCCGTATGCAAACCTTCCCGATTGGGTGAGAAGAAAGAATCTATGTTTCTATCTCGGTTTCGACAGCTTCCTCACAACGCCTGTGGCACAGGAGCTTGCGGCATTCCTTACTTTGGGAGACATCGCAGCAGGCGTAACCTACGCTCCAGAGCTGAAGCCTATCGACAGAGGATGGGAAGAGGAGCTGGCCGATGTGCTGAATACCTTCTCTCCTGTGGATATTGACAAGAAGATAACCAATGGCGGTCTGTTCTCAAAGGATTGGATGCTTGAAATCATGGGCAAGACCTTCTCCGTACTGACACCAGCTATCTCCGTAGCAGAGAACAGGAGTTGGACGGGAAGGCCAATATTCCGCGAGGACAGATATGAAAATGACATCTATACGCCAGAGTATCAGATGGTGTACAGAGATACGAACCCCATCTTGGTTGAGGCTTCAAAGTGGCTGAATGATATTTCGGGAGGAGACGAGGATAAACGTGGATGGATACAGGTAAACCCGGCTATTGTTCAGTATCTATTTGAGCAGTTCACGGGCGGCCCGGGTAAGACACTCTCTAATTTCATCTCTATTGGACGAGACATCAAAGACCTCCTCAAGGAGGGCAGTGCAGGTGACTTCAATGCGAGAAAGGTGGAAGGACTGAAAGCATTCGTTCAACAGGGAGACGACAGAACTCAATACTACAGGACTTTGGCAAAGTATCGCAAGTATGGCGAGGATGCGAAGGAACTGAAGGACGAGGTGTCGCGTAAGATGAAACGTGCAGAGGATGGTGACGTGGATGCCCTGCTGAAACTGCAAGAGATTGACAAGTCTGTGGAGGCTGAGCGGATGCGGATATACTACGACTACGAAAAGGATTTGAGGAAGCTTTATAGCATGATGCTCTCCACCGAGGACAAGGCTTTGAAGAAGGAGCTTCAAAAGGATTACAACGAAGCCGTGAAGGAAGTAGTAGACCTGCTGGACGATGTGAAAGCAATGGAATAACACCTCCTACCAAAAGAACCACCCCACCATCTCGGCGGGGTGATTTCTTGTCAATAACTAAATAACCTAAAACTATGAAATTGTTATAACCGTAAAATGTATCAGCTTGAAGAATTATCACACCTCGCTGCCAGCGGTAAAGCTGCCCGTGCCAGAGTTTCCGATAAATGTATCTCCAACCAAGTCATACAGGCCAATGGCAGAGTCGGAGTCTCTCTTGGCTGGTATCAAATCCATCTCTTTCGTGTCGTCATCCCATATCTCGCATCTGAAAATCTTGCCTTTTATCTTTTGATAGCTTGTGTCTGCCACGCCTCCGTTGTTTCTTGTACACAAAAAGATTGGGTATAGTGCAGTCCAAGTAGACGAAGGTAATGTGGTTACAACACTTCCGTTTATTGACACGACATTCTTGTTGAAATACACCTCATATTCTGTATCAGCGGCATTATGTCCAGAAACAATCGCAAGCGTGCCGTTGCCGTCACCGAATCCGACCTTTTCTGTCGTACCTGCCACTCTTACCAATCCGCTTTTCGCATCATTTGCATTTCCAGCAGACGTGCAACCGAAAACAAAATATTGTTTTGAAATGTCCGTCAGAGAATATTTTACACGTATCTTCGTGTCTTGGTCGGGCGTGAAGCCTGTGTTGATATATTGACTGCCAGTCGCCTCTATGTATGATAGTTCTGTATATCCTGCTGGCAATCGTCTTGAGTCTTCTTCATAGATGAGGTTACTGCCGACATAGACCTTCTTCACTTTCTGGGCAACACCGCTACCGTCTGTGATGTATCTGGAAACCATTGCGGAATCCATGTCAATATCGTATTCAATAGGAGTAGCAAGCTCATATATCAGTTTTGTTCCTGTATTCGCTGTTGTAAATGCAGGGGCTGTCGAATAGTCACTATCTTTACAATATATGTATGTATTATTTGCCAGCGCAATGCTTTTTTCTTCAAGAGAAGCATAAGCCACTACTATATATTTTGAGCATTTGGCATCTAAAGCGTTAGTGGCAGAGTATTGTACTGCATCTGATGGAAGAGATGCGTAGAAAGACGCAGTTAATTTCGTCCAACTTAATGAGCCGAAATCTACTACGCCAAGTCTTTTTATGGCTTTTCCTAATGAAAAATCTATCTCGTCTCTTACGTCCCCCCTACACAACATTCCATCTGGGAAAATTGTTTCTTTTGTACTTGAACCGCTTTCTGTGCCTTTGATAGTTGTAACATTAAGCAATATCTCTGAAATTATAGCATTACTGCTGCTTCTTGTCTTTATACCTGTCATCTTGCAAAACTTCGCGCTTCCAGCATCGTAAGGCAAATACGACAGGTTTTCACCGAACCATTTGTAGTAGTCTGCTTCAAATGCTTCAACCGTTGAAGGCTCAGCACCCTTCCCGTAGATAAGAGTAAGGTCAATGCAGTTTCTTTCCGTGCTGTCCTGCGTGAATGTAATAGTCGAAGATATGGACTTTGCTATTGTGCTGCCATTTTTTTCTCTGATGAAGTATTTATGATTAGTCAAAGCTGTTGGCTCTGTACTATCATAAAGCTGATTCATCATTACGACATTCCCTTTTACATCAGTTATGATGGCAGTTCCTTCGCCGCTAATAGAGCCTCCTCCTGTGTTCCTTTTGGTAAACTCTTGGCCTGTCTGTGCTGTACCATTGTAACTAATAGACAGAACGGGTGCGACACCCCCTGTAGATGATGTTACCTCTTCTGTCCCACCACCATCATATTGATACTTGTGTTTTATCGGATACTTTATCATGGCTCAATGATGTTATATTCAGTGTTAATATCTTTAGTAGTCAGTGCATCGTACTCTTGTTGTGTAAGTACGACCACCGTTCTTACATCTGTAGATGCTATCATTCCGTTCCACGTTGCCTTTTCAGTGTCAGTGACAAGTCTGTGTGTGGAGTCATCCGAAAGTTCAGACAGGGCTGTAGGAACATTTGACGGGCTTACTGATTCCCATGTCACCGTACCATTGTTTGCAATGGCTGTGGCATATACAGGGCTGTTCAGTGTTGTATCAAAATACTCAAATCCTATGTCGTTGGTAGGATCAAGGACACCTCCCGTTGCACCCTTTCCCTTCGGTCTGTCAGTTGTCGAACCCTTGGTCGGTGCTTGGGCTGTGAAGCCGTTGTCGTCTACCCACTTGCTGCCGTTCCAACTGATAGTCTTATTCAAGTCGGTTGCAAAGTAGGTGTAGTCTGTAGTGATTCCCGTCAAGACAGGTGCATCTGCAAACGCCCCTCTCCCAGAGTGAGGATACATGTCGATGAAGTTGCATATCTTAGTATCGTTTTCACCGTCCACAACATGCACATATTCTACATCGTAGTAGGAACCATCTGTCGGGTTAAGATTTTCAGAACCTGCTTGTGGAATAATCAAAACACAACCTCTTACTCCAGTTGTTTCAAAAGGCACACTTCCCTCAAGGACGAGAGCCGTTCCCTTAAATTCACTCGGACAAACCTGATAGCCATATGTACCTCTTGAAGCAAGGTAATAAAGACCGTCTAAGTTGGAAGAGACATCTGCGTCATCCTTGAAGTTTATGCACAGATTCAACCCTGCCGATTTCTTGATTCTGTATCTGATAGAATACCTTCCAGGTTTCGGAACATGATAGGGTATTGCCAATCCGAAGAAGTTGGTTGTCGTTTTAGCCATTCTCACACAATAGCCACCCCTGTTATTTGATGTTTCCAAGCGAGTCATCTCACCTGCCTTGGTATAGCCAGCATAATAGGAGGTGTTCTGCATCGGAATACAGGGGTTGCAATAGCTTGTAATGTTTCCATTCAGCGTATAGGAAGGAACAGCCTCTATTTTTTCAATATTCGCGCTGTTTGCTATGTCACACGCAGCCAATCCATACGATCTGTCATCGCAGAACCTTACATTGTTGGTGGATAATTTTGCAGTCGAACCCATAATAATAGACACTGCATTACTCTTCTGTCCGTTCACAGAATTTGATACGGTACAATCCGCCAATTCCAAATGACCAGATATGACATTAACCGTACACCTTCTTGTGGTCTTGTCATCTGAACCATACGCTTGGGTGTAAGAGCCGCCGATTGCAGACGATGGGCTTGCAATCCTCAGTTTTGCATTGTTGAGAGTGACGGCTTCCTTTCCTTCGTCTGCGAAATAAACGTTAAGGAAATCCATATAACTCTTTGCGTCCGCAGATGCGTCACAATAGACCTTATACTCATCTCCTTCAAGGAATCCCCCTCGCATGACTATTGATGAGAAATAGTCCGTCAGATAAACTCCGTAGGAACAGCCGTTAATCTTTGTGTTGATGATGTCAAGCGCACCTCTCCAGCCCGTTCCAGCAAGTTTAAATCCATAGTTGGCGTAATAGATATAACAATCACGAATATGATTGTAACATGCGCCGTTGCAATACTCTATGGCGATATTGAAGTAATAGATGTTGAGGTTTATAAGGGAAATACCTTGCGCACGGCCATTCAAAGATATGGCTGTTTGTGTCTTTGAGCCAGATATGCCTTTGAGAACCACGCCGTCCAAAGTAATCTCAGATTCCGAAAGATTCAGTAATGCGCCAGATGACACGTTATAATCGGCACTACACTTCAAACCGTAATATCCATTACCCTTGATAGTCTTTTTCCTTTGGGAACTTCCGATATTTACGTTGATACTTTTTGAGATGATTATCTCATTCTGAATGCCCTCCATTGAAAGGGTGTTATCCTTGATGAAAGATACGGCCCTTTGGAAATTGTCCGAATCATCTGTTGTTCCGTCAGCAACCACGCCAAACCATTGCACCTGTATGACGGGAACATTCCAAGAACCGCTGAGAGTCACATCCTCGCCGAATATCTTTGTCAAAGGTGCGTCTATCTTCGTGTTCTGACCTGTGATCGTGCCATTATCAAAGCTACCTCCGTCAAACTCTAATACACAGCCTGTAGGGATGGTGATTGTCTCGCCATCCAAGTCATAATCATACTGGACTACAAAGACGGTATTGGTGTTTGGCACTCTTGAGCCTTCTTCGTCCTTGTATAGCATGTCTTGGGCGAGAATGTTCACGTTGCTTACCAAGTTCTTTCGCAGATACACACGACCAAGACCGCTATATACTGAAGGGACATAAGATTTGTCTTTGAGTTTAAGAACATCAGTACCACCGATATTTACAGATGTAAGGTCTTCCTCGTCTGGTGCGTTGTTAACATCTCCGAATATCTGTATTGGCTGGTATTGGCTAACAATCGCATTGACATCGCTCTCGATCTGCTCTTTAAAATCTTCAAACACTGACATGACATCGTCTATTGCATGTTCAGCGATTTTATCTCTGGTTACTGCTTGATCAGCGATTTTTTCAGTCGTAACAGCACCGTCCGCAACCATCCTTTCTGTTACCATGAATGTCGGGTCGAGCTTGTCGAGTGTAATTGTCGCGTCTGCGATTTTTGTATCGGTAACTGCGCCATCTGATATTTTGTCGGTCGTAACAGCGCCTTTGAGTATGTCATCGCTTTCTACAAGAGGCACCTTGTGCCCAAGATGTAGGTCGTCTCTAAATGTAGGCATATATTTAACTTTGTGATTGAGGTTTGTGATTTGAGGTTTATGCTGACTCGGTAATACAATACAGGGTGTTGGCATCTTTGTCAGTCAATTGTTCGTAGTCAGATTCTGATATGACAACGATAGTAGTGACATCTTCCGATGTTATCATCCCTGTTGTTTCAGTACCGACATAAGACTTGTCGGCGAGCTTGTTTGAGGAAGAAGCCTCTTCCGGGATTTTTCCTTCGATGGCAGAAACATCGTCTTGAAGTTCTTTTATCTCTCCATCTACGGGGTTCTCTGTAGTCTTTTTATGGTCTACCACGCTGACGGGGTAGATGAGTTGTCCGTTATGGTATCCTGATTGGCTCATTGTTTACTTTGAACTTTTAACTTTGAACTTGAAACTTTATATACTCGATTTCTGTATAGAGGATGGGATGGAGGTGGTGCAGATTCTGACGAAGCGGCCTGTGTCGTATACTCCGTTTGTCTTTTCGCCTCCATCAACGTATGTGCCGTGATAGACACGTATTCTAAAGTCCGGGCCAGCCCACTTGGTTATTAGTGCCTTGGGGTAGGCTCCGTATTCTGTTTCGCTTTTCTTGATGACCACTCTTCCCTTGTCGGGTAGTGTGATTTCCAGCCAGCAATCGCCTGTAAGCTCAAGTGTGTCGCTTACCCATGCGTTGGCTTCGTTGCTCCACGCGCCTCGGATGTCAGTTATTTCTCCGTTTCTCATTTTCCTAAGTTTTGTTTGGCTATGTCGAGCATACGTTCTGCGCGTGGGTCGCCGTATGCTGAACAGAGCAGGTAGGCAAGGTAATAGATAAAAGATGTTCTTACGCGAGGGGGTAGGGCGTAGGCAACTACGGTTTCAGCTTGCGCACCCGTGCCATTGATTCCCTTTGGCTCTACGGAAGCGACATAAGTATAATTGACATGCTGTGTACTCGTCCAAGGCCATACTTCTATTTGTCGTACACTCTTTTCGATGAGTGCTGCCTGTGGCCTGTCGGCTGTGGCTGTTGCCCCGTTCTCGTCATAGAGTTGCAAGTATTCGTCCGAATCTTCAGTAATAGGAACTCTGACAGCCCTGTGCCATCCATCGACCCTTACTCTTGCAAGTTTTATGAAGTTTCCGTCTACGTTAAATCGGCCTGCTGTTTGGCCAGTAATTGTGGCAATCTTTGCAGTCTGACCCTCTTGGTTATAGAGGTCAACATCGACCATAATACCTGTATCAACAGGAGCTGTTGTGCCTCCAGATGTCTCTTCTTCGTCACTCCCTCCTAACAGGTCGGCAGGAGCATACAGGCACACCCATCTGAGTGCGTCTTTGATTTTGTCCTTGATGATGTTATCCATCAAAGGAACATCGTCTGAAGCGCTGTTAAAAGAGGTACTGTTGGTAGCCTCTTCGTCGATGCACCAACGTACCCCCTTTATGATGTCTGCAATCTCCATAAGATTACACGATAGCTACGGCCTTCACCTCCTTCCAATCAGTAGAAGCAGAAGTCCCGATTGAAACATACATCTTCTGTGTAGAAGTGGCAAAGTAGAGCAGGTTCTTTGCTTTCGGAGCTGTACTCGGAGCGTTTGTACCCTGCGTTAAGAGACCTTCCAAAGCGGTGATGGCGGCATCCTGTGCGGCCTCATGGGTCTTTTCTTCAATATTATCTGCGTAACGTCCCATATTTTTAAAAGTTAAGAGATTAGAGATTTAAGTTGGGGAATGTGAAACCTTGCTTCTTGGCGAACTCCAATGCCGATTCTGGGCGGCGATAGGTCTTTTCAAGATTCGTTGCCACGAACTCAAGCAGTTGTTCGGGAGATGTAACATCCTCGATGACGTTGCTGGCAGGGGCTTTCCTTACTTTCTCACCACCTTCATCCTCCTTGACGAGGCGCACATATCCCTGCTTGAACATATCGCTATCCTCGAGCAAATCTTGGGAATACTGCGTTTTTAGTATGAGTGTGGCTGCCTTGCCCGTCAGCGGGTCGCCTCCAGCAAAGTTGTAACGCATGGCGTTACCCGTTTTTCCGCGAAGTACGAAACTGTTGTTGCGTAGCGGCTGGGTTAGTTTATAAGTCTTAATCATGATTCAGTTCAGAGATTAGAGTTTAGAGTTGAGAGAAAGGTGGGGTGGAGAATTTCCACCCCATACCTTCGTTTAGCCTGCGATGTCAGTACCAGTGTACTCTTCCCAAGAATCGCCGTCCCAAATGTAGACCTTGCCCTTTTCGAAGGTCTCATCGGGTGTCGGGGCTTCATGCTCAATCACGAAGTCGCTGGTCAAAGCAATCTTCATGTTGGTGGAAGGATTGGAAGGAAGCACGTTAGAGCTGACGATGTAGTTAATCACGCCCTGATCCATGAGGTTGAAGATACCGCCCTCGGGGCCTACCATGATGGAGTTGTAACCCTTCAATGCCACAGCATCGGTGTCGTACTCCCAATGTGTCTTGGCCAGACGGATATCGCCAGCGCCCTTCGACATGTCGTTGGTGCGGCTGCGGCCCTTCTCCTTGATGTAGTGAACGGCGTTATCCATGTCGAGGATGAACATGTAGTCGGCCATGCCCATGAAGTCGAGGGTCTGATCCCAGATGAAGTTGATTTCACCGAAGGTGTCCTTGAACTTCTTGAAGGTGAGGTCGTACTCGCTCTCAACGGTCATGTGAATCTGACGATTCGTGCCGGGGTTGATGTTCTCCAAGCGCTCGATAGCGTTCTTACCGCAGAATGCGAATGCGCGGTTAGAGGTAGCGAAGTCAGTGAACTGAAGCTTCGACAGGGCGATAAGGTCGGACAGGGTGTACTCGTTGCCGATAGCATAGTGGTTGGGAATCTGTGTCATGATACCCTCTGAGTAGAACACATCCTCCACAGAGCCGTCATCGTTCATACGCTTACGCTTTGCCTTGACACCAAACCAATAGCCACGCTCAACACGCATGTCGTCCTTGATGGAAGCATCCTCCAAGAGGTTAGCCACCTTGACGGGGTACTTCTTCTTAGCCACCTCAAACTCCTCGGTGAAGGTAACGTTCCAGCCGTGCTTCTGGAGGTAGACCTCGCGCTCACGGGGCTGGAAGTTATCGGGAGTAACGAGAAGCTGCGATTCGCTCATGGCGTTCCACATACCAACGAGGTACGTACCTACAGCAAGCTGAGGAACGGTCTGATAGTCGTATTCATCGCCCACCTGTGTAGAAACAGCAGCAGGGCCGTTGATGGCTACCAAGGTTGCACCAGTCTTGTCGCGCTCAATCACCTCAAGAACGAGGAAGTTACCATCGTGTTCGCTCTGGCTGCCGGGCTTGTAGCCACCCATCGAGGGAACAGCGAGGAGGTCGTACTTGCGGAAAGCGAGGAGGTTGCCAGAGAAGTTGTCCTTCGTGAGCTTCACCTGTGCGCCAGCGCTGACCTGTGTAGTGATAGTTCCATCAAGAGTCTCACCACCTACGCGAGCGTGCATGATAGAATAATTGGTAACACTCTGTGTCTTTGCCACACGGCTCAGAATGCGGAGGAACGGAACCTTGTAAGGACGAATCTGTGTGATTTTATCCTCACGCTCTTGGTCTTCCAAACCACCCTCACGAATCTGAGTGGCGCTGGCCTGTGTACCTGTTAGCACCTGACCTGCGTTGTCGCCACCAGGCATTACGCGGTCGTTAACGGTCGGGTCGACAGGCTCATGGTCGGCAGCAGGGTCGGCCTTCAACATGTCGTCCGTTCCGGGATTCTCAATAGTGCCGGGAGCCATGCAGCCACCGCCACTTACAACTGCGACAGCGGTGAGCATATAGCTCAGCAATCGCCAAAAGTTGACTTTTTTCATGTTACTTTGAATTAAAAATTTCGTTATTATGTTTTATTGAGTATACTTCCTTACGAAGTCCATCATAGATTCCTTCTTCTCGGCCTTGGGAAGGGCACGGCCACCACCTTGACTGAACGAGGGAGGTACGCGACCTTCGTCAAAAGTCTTTACCTTGTTGGTGTGCTTTTCGTTTCGGGCTTGGATAGCAGCCTCTTCACGGGCGTTCTTGATGTCGTTGTCGTAGTTCATCGCGTGTAATAGCGCAATCCACGTATCCTTTGCCACCTCACCTCGGAATGCAGGTGCGTAGACCTTATCCCAGAAATGCTCCCAAAGGCGGTCGAGCTGTTCGTCAGAAAGGCCGAACTCCTTCTGTACTCCGACCAATTCCTGTAGGCTCTTTTCAATGGCCTCGTCCTGTGCTTTCTGTGCGGCCTCACCTTCGGCTTGCTTCTGCTGCCACGAATTGAACGCATCTGTGACGCGGTTCATTACTTCGGGGTCGTCAAGTGCGGCCTTGATGTCGATTCCGTTCTTGCTCATCCAGACTAAAGGATTCTCTTCCTCGTCCATGAGCATTGCGCCAATCCAGCGGTGCTTGTCGAGAATACCAGAGAGCTTGCGTCCAGAGCTACGGAGGTTGCGATAGTTCTCGCGCTCCTCGGCCATACGCCCGTAACGTGCTTCCTTGTCCTCAAAGTCCACATCGGGATTGTCCTCTCCGAACATGGCGGCATACTTGTCTCTGTTCGGACGTGCAGGCATCTCGGCTGGCTGCTCTAATGCCTGTTCCTGTAGTAACTTTTCGTCTTTTGCCATAATAAATGAATTTACAAGCGCAAATATCCGAAAACTTCATTTTCTCTTTTCCTTGTTTCGGATTGAGTAAAAATTTGTGAAGTTAAATCTTGTTAAAGCGCCCTATGGGGAAATGTTCGCCGCGAAACAAGGAAAAGCAAAATGTTGCTTCCGCTACTTTTGCAGATATAAATAATTTTTTAAATGGCAAAGATACGTACACGCTCACAGGTCGGCCTTCACGATTCGGTAAAGGCCCGAAAACGGAGCAGCGCATTGCCTATTCGCCGCAGCAGAAGGGAGGATAATGACCTAAAGATAAGGTGCGAACAGGCTTGGAACAACCTTGACGATGTACGACAGACCCGTGAGAGGGTGATGGAATACGTCTACGGAGACCAATGGGGCGACATCATCCGCTATAAGAACGGGTTCGTCACAGAGCGCGAATACATCCAGAGGAAGGGCAATGTTCCTTTGCAGAACAACATCATGATAAGCATTCTCCAATCTATCGTTGGTTTGTATGCCAAGCAGAGGGGAGAGCCTAATTGTTTTGCCGTAAGGAAAGACGGACAATGGCTGTCGGACATGATGAGCGCTACCATCCAATCGTGTTGGACTAAAACAAAGATGCCTGATGTGTTGAAGGTGGCGTTTGAGGATTTCGCCCTTGGCGGTGTGGCCGTATCGAGGGAAACCTACGAAGAAAGAGACGGATGGAAGGACGCTTGGACTGACTTTATCAATCCAAATTATGTGTTCTGGGAGGCTGGCAACGATTCGCGCATGACCGACTTGAGAATGATTGGCGTGTTGCATGATGTTGCGCCCGGAGACCTTTACAATCGTTTCTGTACGAAAGAGTACGGATGGTCGGTGGAAGAACTTAATGAAGTGTTCCATATCGAGAACGATGAGACCTTGCGTGGCTATCGCAAAGAATCTGGCTTACAGCAGAACGAGAAGGACAGCCTCAGTTCCGTCAGCTTCGACAAGCCCTCGGACGAATCCCTTTGCAGACTGATAGAGGTTTGGACGAAGGAGACCAAGCCGAGATACCAATGTTACGACCCATTGGCACAGAGTGCCGATGAGGTGGAGTACAGGGTGGAGATAAACGACCTTTGGCACGTTCAGCAAGAGAACGAGCTGAGGGTGAGACAATACCAAGAGGTGGGCGTTCCCGAAGAAGAGTGGGCGTTGATAGAGTACGAACTTGTGGAGGACAGGTATTGGTATTATACCTTCATGGCTCCCGATGGTACAGTCATCGCAGAAGGGGAGACGCCCTATGAATCGCATTCGCACCCGTTCACGATTAAGCTTTATCCTTACGTGAACAGCGAGATACATCCTTTTATGGGGAATATTATCGACCAGCAGAGGTATATCAACCGCTTGATTATCATGCACGATATGGCGGCACGTTCTGCGGCAAAGGGATTGACCATTTTCCCGATAGAGAATATTCCCGATGGAATGTCAAAGGCAGACGTGGCCGATGAGTTGACGGAGTATGACGGCCTGTTGTTCATTCAGACGAACAGGCTTAACCCGAACCTGCGGCCAGAGATTATCACTTCGAATGCCGTTCAGATCGGCACACAGGAGTTGTTGCAGATGGAGTTGAACCTTGCGCGAGACATTACGAATGTGTCGGGCGCATTACAGGGCAAGACACCTTCGGCTGGCACATCGGCAGCGAGATACAACCAAGAGACGGAGAACGCCACGACCTCTCTGATGTCGATATTGCAAGACTTCACTTCGTTCATGGAGGATATTGCCACGAAGAAGTGCATGATGATTAAGCAATACTACAGGAAGGGCAGGTTGGTTACGAACAAGGACAAGACCTCGCTGATTGAGTATGATAACTTATCAGCAAGGGATGTATACTTTGAGACGACCATCAAGGAGAGTGCCAAGACCGCCGCATTCCAGACGTATCTCAACGATACCGCACTACAACTTTTGCAGATGAACGCCATCAGCGTGAAGCAGTATCTTGAGGTTGTGAACCTTCCCTATGCTGACGAGTTGTTGCAGATTATCCAGCGTGACGAGGCACAACAGCTTGCCATGCAGCAGCAGCTTGCACAGGAGGGTGTGAACCAAGAGCAAGTACAGAACGCACAGAAAATGTTACAAGCAGCATAAGTATGGAAACGATAATATCGACAGCATACGTTCCAACGGCAGAAGAGGCAGACCCTACGGTTGTACTCATAGGGTTTACCATCTCTTCTCTTTATCCAGACATCAAGAGACACCTGTCTGTCATCGGGAAGCGGACTGCCAACAAGAACGGGGAGAATGTGTTCTCCCAGATAACCATTTCTTCTGCCGAAGAACCCATCTTCCTCCAATACATCCAACAGGCTTCACAGAATGTCGTTGCGGCCATCAATCAGTTCGTATCGAACTATGTTGATAATGGCTCGTTTATCTCGTTCAAGGTTACGAACACACGATGGAACGACCCGACAACTCCGAACTTCGTGGAAGCTTTCAGACCTGCGTTGAAGAAGTATCTTGTGATGTACACCGTAGCAGAATATCTCTCCATGAACTTCCCAGAACTTGCAAAGAAATACTTTGATGCAGTCCTTCAAGCCATGCAAGCCATCATACAGCTTGTATTCTTCAAGGCTCCGCCTCCATCACAAGAGGTTGTCGTTTACCCGACTTACTCGCCTGTTCCGCTTGGAACGTCAAGCTATGAGTTCTATGTTCCCACAAGGACTATCATCAATCTCGCAAATAAACTGCAAAGCATAGACATTACATTGACGCGAGGCGGTTCGGAGGCTTCGACATCTTCGATTGTCCTTAGACGAAGTGATGGAACGACAGGGTTGTTCACGAACTCAAGTTACAATTCCTTCACAGGCGACACAACAATCACCGCATACCAAGCGCGTGACCTGTCTACCAATCTGGCTGATATTGGAGAGTTTTCAAGATTCATGCCGGGCGCAGTTGATTCTATACATGATGGAGATATACTGACCATCACTCCAACTCCCTAAGTAAAATCATAAACGTAAAATAGTAAGATTATGTCAAAGACACTAACCCTGAGCTTGAATAAGAAGCTCATTATTGAGGCCGTAAAAGCCGACACCTACATCACCGGAGCTATTGACAAGAGCGCCGATGCAGTGAAAAACTCAGCCCTTGCTTATAACGAGCAGGCTGGTGATGATACCTACCATGAGCGAAAGCTTACCCGTACACTTGCTGGCGCAGTAGGTTCTCTTGAGGCAAACTTCGCAGAGTTTATTGACACAAGCGTACTGAATGCTATTTCGGACACGCTGGCCGCTGCCGATTCAGACGGCAACTTCACGATTACGATTATCGTCAGCGACCGCTACAACAATGGTTTGGCTTATCCTATCGCCCAGCTCTCACAGGAGTACATCGTGAACAAGATGCTGTACTATTGGTGGCAGAGCATCCGTCCTACACTTGCCAAGGACTACCTTGCTTTCTCTGCTGAATCGCTGACAAACATCCGCCTGTGCTTGGCCAAGACAGCCCCTCTCGCCAACAGCGCATCGTATGAGGACGTTTCGGGTGATGTAAATGGTTCTTCTTCTGAGACCATCGTTGTCAAGACCACGATTTCACAGGCCAACGACAAGTACACCATCGCACGCGCTACCTTCCTTGGTTACTACGATTCGTCAAGTAAGCTCATCGTTGAATGTAGCGACCCGACAGCAGGGTTCACGTTGAAGGCTGGAACGGCAGTCATCTGCAATATCGGTTCTACTCCGTATACCATTACCGCCAAGAACTTCGCAGACCTTTCAAGCTCAGACGCAACCAACATCGAGTTTATTCCTACAGGCACTCTTGGCAGCTCCAACGTACTCATTGTCAAGACCGCTACGGCATCCTAAAGTGTTTCTATTATGAACTTGACCATCACCCTTACTCTTAACAAGCCGCTGATTATTGAGGCGGTGAAGAACGAGACCTTCCTCACAGGACAGGTACAGAAGGGCGCGGACAAGAACCTTATCGTTGCTGCCTACCACGAACAGGCTGGCAATGATGTTTATCAGGAGCGACTATTGGAACGAGGGTTGTATGTTGCGTTGGAGGAGTTAAAGACCTATTTCTCTGACTATCTCTCAACGACAGGCTTCACTACCGCAGACAACTCCGTAGATTCCTCTATGGATGGGGATAATATCCTCATCCAACTTGTCGTTTCGAACAGGTTCAACAAAGGTTACACGCAGTCGCTTGCCCGTCTGTCCTCAAAGTACATTGAGGAGTCGATGCTGATTGATTGGTGGAAGCCCGTGAACGAGAAGCAGAGCTTGTTATATGCTCAGTTCTTGGAGCGCGACCTTGCCGCCATCAGACGTTGTTTCAACAAGACAGCCCCCGAAGTTCCTACCGTTCCTTATCCCACTACGTTAAGTGTCACAGGCTCTGCTATAGACATCGGAGTAGACGAGGAATACACTATTACCTATACGCTCAACGATTGGGCGATAGATGATATTGAGATACGGATAGCAGACCCTGTTATCTGTGCTGCTGGAAGAACGGAGGAAGGTTTTACGGTTATTGGAAAGCAACTTGGCCACACATACGCACAGCTCTATTCCCGTCACAATGAAGATTTGACGAGGACGATACACGTTTATGTGACAGACCAGACTTAGTGCAGAGTTCATAGTGCAGAGTTCATAGTTTGTATGACTGAAAGAGAATATCTACAAGGTTACAGGACGATGGGGTTGCCAAGACCTCAGCCAGACGACAATTGGCCGTACCACGACCATCCGAACAACGGGAACGACCCTCAGTATGGAGTGAAGAACCCGAAGTTCGAAAGGCATATCTTTATCCGTAGAGACCAAGTGTTCTACGATATAGATGCGCAGTTAGGGATGATTTCGGAAGGAAGGAAGAACCCAGACGGCACGGAGGACGAGACGATGACCAACGCCACGACCAAGTACCAGCAGTTGTTCTACCGATGGATTGATTCCCACATAGGCGAGGCCAAGACCACGATGTCGGCATTCGTGTTGGAGAAGTTCAAGACGAGTGCGATGAACTCCATCAAGGACAAGGACGAGGTGGATATCACCTTGTTAGTTCCCGAGTGGTATGACGACACTACCTTCCCACAGCTCACGGATGCCGTCCACAATTATGTGGTGAGCGCCACACTATATGATTACTTGCAGATGCGCCTCACATCGAAAGACCCGATAACGATAGACAAGCGCGACCAAAAGACCTTGGCTCTTGAGGAGGTGAGGAAACTTGTGAACGCTGCGAAGCCGGGGCGCATCAAAAAGATTCTGAAACCGTTTTGATTGTAAGGTTAGTTGTAAGTGTTCTGTTGGTGGGGTCGTACTTTTTTCTACCGAAGTACGGCTTCACCTCTTTTAACTCTCCACTAACAGACCACCTTCTTTATTCTATTTCACATGCGAACATCTTCCACTTGGCAGCTAACGTACTTTGTTTGTGGTTGCTCAAGTGCCCTACATATTTATATATAACGTATCCGATAGCCGTTCTTGCATCGTTTCTCCCTTCATTTACCATCTATACCTTATTAGGTTATGAAGCATCGGGCATGACGATGGGCTTTTCGGGTGTACTCTTTGCCATCGCAGCTATGGCTTGGGGAAGGATACACAGGTTCAAGAGGATGTTCACAAAGAACATTTGGTTTATCGTTATCCCCTTCTTCGTTCCGAACATCAATGCCATTCTTCATGTGTACTGCATGTTGATGGGATATTATTGCGGACAACTGACAACTGACTACAAACTACGGACGGCATGATTCCAGAGGTAAAGGACTTAATTGCGGAGAACCACCTGCGCAGGCAGGAGATATATGGGCCTTACGACCCCCTAACAGGTGTGGGGTGCTACGGGTTTGTCAAAGGAATGAGAAAGCATATTACCATTCCCGATTGCATCATTCCCGAGATGTTCGTACCGAAGGAGACTTTAACTACTGCGATATTCCATGAGGTTTTAAGGTTCGGCTCTATCAAGGCGTATATAGAGAAGGGGATGAATCGTGACTACGATGCGGACTACCATCAGGACGTGGAGGAAGCTTTGTTCCAAGCGAGATTCATTGACGACCCAGAGTTCGCGTTCTACATGACCGATAAGATTGTTGACAAGACAACGGGTAACCTTATTCCTTTTAGGTTGAGATACGCCCAAAGAAAGCTCCTTAATCTGATGGAGGACAGCCGCAGGGCAGGGAAGCCGATACTTATTGCTCTATTGAAAGCCCGTCAGTGGGGAGGCTCAACATTAACCCAGATGTACATGAAGTGGATGCAAGACTACCGTCATCCGAATGGATGGAACATGGCTATACTTGCACAGGTAGGCTCTACATCAAAGAAGATTAAGGCCATGTACAGAAAGGCTATCGAGAGCCAGCCCGGATGGACGTTGGGAATGCCTGGCACTAAGTTCAAGATGTCGCCTTATGAGCAGAGCGATTCAGACTTTATCATCACAGACGGACGATTCGCGTTAAGACCTTCCACTTTAAGTGTGGCCTCGTTTGAGAACTTTGAGAAGCTTCGTGGTGATAACTTCAAGATGGTACACTACTCCGAGGTTGCTTTGTGGAAAAAGACACCCGAGCATGATCCAGAGGAAGTGATTTCTGCCGCAGAGGGAGGACTTATCGGACTACCCGATGAATTAGCCGTATTTGAAAGTACGGGTATGGGTAATTCGGGCTTCTTCTACGACCTGTGTCAAGATGCCATGAAGGAAGATACCACATCTGCTTATAAGTTCCTGTTTATCCCGTTCTATATGATTGAGCATGACATGGAGCCGAAAGGGGAGAACGGGTTTACCCCCGAACAGGAGGAGGCGTTTGCAGAGTGGCTGTGGAACAACAGGAACTACGACAAGTGCCCTGCTGGGTACAGAGAGCCGGGCAAGTTCTTTTGGAAGATGTGGAAACTTGGGGCGTGTTTCGAAGCTATCAATTGGTACAGGATAAACCGAAATAAGCACAAGAACCACGCTTATATGGCTTCCGAGGCTCCCATTGACCCGACAGAAGCTTTCCGTAATAGTGGCAATGCCGTCTTTAATCCTTATTCTATAGATGAGTTAAAGGAGGAATGCAAAGCTCCGAAAGCACCGCTTTACTATGCAGATGTCATCCTTGCTCCGTTTGAGAGAAGGTCGAGGTCGGTATTCTTAAACTCAGAAGTAAGGTTTAGAAACGACAACCAAGGCGAGATGAAGATATGGTCTACTCCTAATAATCATATCTTCCGCATCAAGAACAGATACTTTGTATCAGTCGATATAGGTGGTAACTCTGCCACAGCGGACTATACGGTGATGACTGTCATTGATAACATGGGTTTGTGTCCGGGCGTGAACGGAAAGCCAAGGGTAGTGGCACGATGGAGAGGGCACGTAAGACATGACATCCTTGCATGGAAAGCCGCAGCTTTAGCCCATTACTATGACGATGCTCTCTTAATCATAGAATCGAACACCGCTGACCGAGAAAGAGACAACAATACCGAGGGCGACCACTTCGGAACGATTATTGAGGAGATTTCGGGATACTATACCAATCTCTATCAGAGGACGAAAGAACCCGAGGCCACTACGGAGGGAATCAAACCTATCTATGGTTTCCAGACGAATAAACTAACAAAGGGTTGGCTGATAGATAACCTCATAGCCTGTGTGGATGACAAGCTGTGGGATGAACCCGATGAAGAGATGTACAGAGAACTTGGTTGGTACGAAAGACGAGAGGACGGCTCGATGGGTAACAAGCTTGGTTCTGGCAAGCATGATGACGTGCTGATGTCTACAGCCATTGCTTTATGGGTTGCGTTCAACTCTCCTTATAAACCAAGCTGGCCAACAGACAGGGCAACAACCCGTGACAGGCTGCTGCCCACAGAAGCAAGCTTCTGAAAATAGAGCTGGGGAAGAAAAGGCCCCCGGCTTGACAAATAGAACCACCAATTTATCATTATGACTGCCTGACAAGCAGAGCGCCGGGGGTTATACCCTGTAACTCTACTTGCCAAGCGGCCTGTGTCAATATGGTTGGTGGTTCGGGGTGCAAAGTTAAAGAAAAATGTTCAACAGACAAAATTTTGTACCGATGAAGGCTTACGAATTGTTGAAAATTAACACAAATCTCCTTGAAATGATGTCAAAGTTTGACATTAAGCGAGACGATTGTAAGTTTCTGAAACTTTATGAGGAATACCACGCCATGAAGGAGAAGGGCGAGAAGTATTGGTATATCATCACGAAGCTTGCAGAACGCTACGGAGTGAGTGCGAGTAGTGTGAAGAGGCTTGTCAAAAGGCTTTCCAGAGAGGTCATTTTCTGAACCCAACGTTTGAATGAAAAGCTTGCAAGTAATGTTGCTTGTAGGTATTTTTGTCATGTCTTAGCGCAGAGACATGAGATAGTTAAACGATTTATTCACATTCAAACAAAAGATTTCTATGGAACTCAAAGATTTAGTGGAGATGAAAGCGCTGGAGAACAACGGCCTTTCCCCATTTGAGCAGTACAAGGTCGGGTACATGCAGCAAAAGAACCACACCAGCGGCATCGGTGTGACAGGTCTTGTGTTGGGTTGTGTTGGCACAGCCGCCGCCGTAGGTGCATGGATATTCGCTCCGTTGTATGGTAATGCCAAGGCCAGCCAAGCCAAGGAAGCCGCCTATGCAGCCAAGGAGATTGCATCCATCCAGAATGGTGCTACCCAGCGTCAGCTTGACCAGCTTACCAACCTTCTTGCCGCAGAGCGTAGTGAGCGTTTGCAGGGTGACATCACCTTGAACGCCACTATCAACGACACCGTTAGTGGTCAGCAAGCCGCCAGCCTTACCGCACAACAGGCCGCAGAGCTGTCGAGCGTGAACTCTGTGATGCAGCAGACCTATTCAGACTTCGTGACAGGCCGCGCCAGCTTGAATCCTACTCCCGTGAGCCTCTACAGCGCTCCCCAGCCCTGTAGCTGCCCCAACTCATGCGGATGTAACGGGTAAACAACTGAACGGATATTCCGGATTAACCCGATAGTCTGGAATATCCCTTCTAAACACACGGCAAATGAGATGGTTCAAAAAGAAACGATTAGAGATGGTACAGGCAATAAGACCGACAAGTAAGGCTACGCTAAAGATACAATGTCTGTTCGCGTGCAAGGGGGATATAACTGAGGCGATGAAGCTCTATGATTACTTCGCCAATGATATGCCCGAGTTGCCTGACTACGACCCTGTACAGCCTACATGGGTGGATAACACAAAGGATACCGTCAATGGCTTGGTGGGTTGGTTCAAAGAGAATCAAGACACGCTGGCACAGGGGTATGACTTTATCATGAATGTAGTTAAGAAAAGAGGAACGGCTGTAGCTGCTGAGGCTCTGCCAAGCATCAATTAAATAATGTATGGAAAAGAGAGAACTGAAAGGATTCCCGATAGCATTTAACATCTATGCGGAGAACGAGAGCGAGGCCGAGGAGTGCCGTATGGCTATTGTGGCTTTCATAGGGCTTCATGCCTCACAATGCAGGGCTGTGACCGCAAAGAAGGTGGCACAGGCGTTGTCGAATTGGGATAAGAATATGTTAGTGAAGAACAGGATTATTCAATACTTTAAAGACTGATGGAAGGTAAATTTCTATGCTCTGGCGATTGCCTCAAATGTATGCCAGCGCAGAGGACATATTGTGCATCACAACACGCCTATTCGAACATGAAGGTGCTTGACCAACTCATGAGTGAGGTGCTTTCTATTAAGGAGAAGATTGAGGCGATGCAGAACAACGAGGCTATGGTGTTCGACCTTAAAGCGCAAGAGGGGGAAGCGGCGCAGACAATAGGCTCCCGAGATAGTTTTTAGTTTAATTAAAATTTTTAGTTTATGAACTGCAACAATGGAAAGACATTCGTGGTATCACTTACTACGGTGCCGGGCGGTACAGCCGCCAACGCCAATTATTTATTGGCACTCGACCACTACACTTGTGGTAACAGAAAGCTTTGTACGCAAGAGGTGTTCCCTGTGACAGCCGACCTCAAGGCAACGGCCATAGGAGCGCCTGTGAACGTGGGTAACGACACCTTCTGTCAAGAGGTGCTTATCAGTGGAACGTGTACATTCATGCCGTATGTGTGCGGATGTAATTGTAACGTATGCCCGAGGACGGACAATGTGTATTGCACGATTTGTGTGCCCTGCTCTGCCGCCACTACTCCGACCTTGACAATAGGGGATAGCGTGGCCACGCCCACTAACGTTCAGCCCTGCTGCAATGTTACCAATGCGATTGCCATCACTACGACACTTAATGTAACGACAGGAGCATGATTCCTTGGGGTGATATTGCTTGCATCGTGTTCGTCTGCGTGACGATGAACCACCTCGGACTTATGGGAAAAATCGAGGGGATAGTGGGATTTCGTATTCCCATCCTTAATTGCCCGAAGTGTGCAAGTTGTTGGTTAACACTCGCTTACCTTATGGGGAAAATGGGATTTTTAATAATCCCACAAATCCCATTGGTGCTTGCAATATCATTCCTTGCCAGCTACATTGCTTTGTGGCTGGAACTGCTTGAAGGATATATCGACACTTTATATTTGAAGCTTTATGGGAAGATTGTATCAAAATATAGTGACAACGAGGTTGCCGCAGATACCGACAAAGGTTATTCCGAAAGCGCCTTGCCCTAATTGCCCGAAGGTGACAGAAACGAGTTTAAAAAGAAGAAAAAATAACGTGTGATTTTCTAAGCAAAAAGGGAGCGCCTGATACACAGCACTTTACGTTCTTTTAGGAAATTGCAAGAAAATAAAGAAGAAATGACACAGGAAGAATTAAGAAACGAGTTCCTTGCCTTGTATGAGATGATGGCGGACTCAAACAATGTGGCTTATATGCGCATCTTCGGAGATGTTCACAAGGAGATGATGGAATGGTTTATCCAGAACAAGCCCGAGCTTGCGCATGAGTGGGTGTATAAGCTTGAAACCATCCGTTGGAAGAACTACCTCACACCGAAAGAAGCGGAGACGATCGTCTCAAAGATGGAGCCGAAAGCCCCTTGGAACAGGGAGCAATGGAAGAGCGCGATGGAAGGTCATGGACTACCCTTGGAGAAAGAGCCTTTCTACAACAGGTGCGCTATGTATGTGACGATGAACATGATTATGAGTGATTCGTCAGCCACGCTTGGGAAGTTCGTGGATGAGGAGAATATGTTCCACCTGGTACATGATTTGGCCGTAGATAAGCTGACGGATAAGGACGGCGTTTTCAACGTGAAACGCTACTTTGGGATGTAACCATGCTTGCCGTGTGGTCGGGAGGCGTCTTATGGCGCTTCCCATATCAAAAAAAGGAGGGGCTTCATTGCTCCTCCTTCTTTAAATCAAACTTTTCAGAGAGACGTTTTATTATCTCTTCGGCGTGTTGCTCCTGTTCGGGCGTGAGTGGTGTGTGGCGCTCCTTCGATAGCTGTTCTATGCGCTTCTGTTGTTCTGCCCGTCCACGTTCTACTGATAGTTCATTCCAGAAAGGACGCAAACACATCAGAAATTCTTGTGGGTTCGGTCGGGAGGACTGATAAATCTTTCCGTAGTCACCACGTTTGAACTGCTTTAAGAACGACAGGAACTCATCGAGGTTCAGTTGTCCGAAGATTTCATTGTCGAGGATAAGCTCTGCCGTCTGCATGATTTGCCCTTTGGATGCTGTATCGAAGATTCCGAGGAAAGCAAACGTTTCTGCGATGTGAAATCGAAGCCACATCAGCGTTGCCTCTCTTGAAAAGAAGTTCGTCACCTCAAAGAGGGTGGGGGCTTTACTTGCTGCCGCATCCCCGAGTGTTACAAGTGCTTTTGAGTGCGCGTTAAAGACAAGTGTCGTATAGTCCGGGCCGTACCGATTGACCGCAGCCATGAGCTTGTCTTTACTGACCGACAACGATGTCGGCCAGTTTAGCGATGCGCTGCTGTTCGATGGTAGGTTTTGTATTTCTGAAATAGATTTCATCATTCCACGATTTGTTGTTCAAATAGGTGTATGGGTCTTTTCTGAAATTTACATCTGGAGTGGATGCAACGTAGGCAGGGGTGGCATTAAGACAAGCTTGCCTGTCTTTCTGGGAAAGCTTTTGCCACTTCTTCAAGCACTTGTCCTTGCCTCGTTTCTTCTGATAGAGTTCCCACCATTGGTCGAAGGATGAATCGGCATCTACGACCTCTATCCCATCTGCTAAAAGGATTCCTGTTTCGAAGAAGTCGCGGCAGAGGGCCTTTATCTGTTCGGGGTCTTGTGGAAGGTTCGCTCCTTTGATACGCCAACGACCTTCAAAGGCTTTGGTTATTTCCTGTTGTGTCATCGTTCTACAGCTTCTTTAGTTCCTCTAAAAGTTCTTTAAGCAAGTCGACAGAAAATCCTTCACTACCATAATACTTGACAGCATCAGAAAGACATGCTAATTGTGTTTCACTCGGCTTCCAAGTATATCTGTATTTGAGGGATTTAAGCCAATGTTTTGTTTTTCTTTTCTCTTCAAATGACCATCCATCCTTTGTGGCAATAGCATTTATACACTCCGCCATATAACATTCATCCTCTTCACTCCAAGCAGGTTTATCATACAGTACTTCCTTTGCTTCTGCCGATATCATGCGTTGTGGCTTCTGCTCATCCTTGCAAGTTTTTGCAGAATTAGCAAGAATTTGCTCACCTTGCTTTTCAAGCATCAATTTATCTAACTCTGAGAGTTCTATATAATCACACTCATAACCAAGACAGGAACTAAGACTATATGTATAACCATTCTTTACCAAATAAATCGGTTTACCTTCTCCATTTCCAGCAATACCATCTTTCCAATGTTTCCAAATTGATACTTTTTTTGGTGTGCCTTGCTTCTCAAGCCAAGCAAGTGCTTCTTCCTTGTGAACATTATAGTCAATCCATAACCCATCACCAGTAGTATCATGCACCAGTTCAAGTAATGCTTTCCTTATCCTCTCGTCCTCACTCTCTTTGAGTTCGGGGAAATAATGCTCTGCATCATCTTTAGTAGCACCATGCAAGCCTTCGTAAAGACTTTGCATCCAACCTAAAGCTTCCTTGTATTTCTTTTCGTAGTCCATAATTACTCCTTTCTATACTTTTTGACTGCTTCTTTGGCTTGATATTCAGCTATAACAAGCATTTTCTTGTCATTTTTATATATCGCCTTTGCTAAATCTATCATTGCTTCTTCCAAATGGTCGGCACAGTAGGGATAACTTGGTATGTCTGGGTCTATACATGGGTAGTATGCAACTGCCTGTTTGCCACAGATACAGCATCTGTCATCTTTTGCTTCCATAGTTTACTTCGTTTGCTTTTCAAGTTCTCGCTTTGCATCTACAATGCCTTTAAGGTAGGCATCATCTATCTGTCTTTGAACTTTCTTCTGATTTTCAAGCCAAGCAATCC